CTTTCCTTTCTAAGTGTATACATCTAATAGTTTGAACATACATGGGATTGATATCTCTACCCTTATCTATGTCTTGCTTAATTAGTAAAGCTCGGTAATTGTTAATCCATTGCTCTATCTATATTCTACTTATGTGTTCTGATTCAGAAACAGAACTATTGCGCAATTCAAGTAAAATATCATCAATAATAGTATTCAATGTGTTTAATTTCATAATGCATTATTTATTAAATATATCTATAACGTATTTTAAGGACTTTTTAGACACTTTATATGTAAAGTAGTACAATTGACAAGATATAGTAATAGCGTTTAAATAAAAGGCTTAAAATAAAAAAGGCTGGTGTTAACTAGCCTCATTCATTGCTTTTTGCATATTCTATGGTAACATCTATTTCATCTAAGGTGGAACCATATTACTTGCTTGCTTTATTAATCCTTTTAACTCTGCAACTTGTTCTTGTAATTCCTTTATTCTAGGATCTTCTTGTTTTATGTTTTCTTCCTAGTAATCTAACTACTTGAGTATTGCATCGCACTTATTCATCTCTTCTTCATACTTAGCTAAAGCCTCCTTCTTTGCTTTGTATTCGTTATAATTATTTTTTACCATTGTTATTATCTGTTGTTTATCAGTTGCTATAGTTAAACCTACAGTTCCATCTGTTATAATGGATTTACCTTCTTCTACAGATAATTTTTTCTATTCGCCATCACACCCTATTGTTATGTCTACTAATTTCTTTCTATTCTAATTAGGCAAAGGGAACTGTTGAGGAGGAAGTGGTTCATCATAAACCTTGGACACATTCATCACAGTACCTTTATAGTAAGTAGTACTTTTTTTGAATGTCCCAGTTATTTCTAATACATGTATAGGATCTCCTATATTTAATTGTGCAAATGTTAACAATGACACGATAGTAATCAGAGTATACCATATTCAATGCAACGTACCAATCATATTTGTTTATCTTTTCATCTAAACGAATACCATATTGATTAGCTAATGCTGTAGTTTCTTCTAATGACCAATGTTGACCTCTTGTTCCGTCTTCATTTTCCATTTTATTTACAGCTTTACGAGCATGTTCTTCATTGAAATGAGGACCGTGTTCAGCTTCATAAGCTTTTGTACGGATTATTCTATGCATATTATTATTGATTAATTTATGTTTATAATAATAGTTTATTTGATTTCTATTATTCTGGTATCAGTTACTTTGATAAGTTTATTGGAATTATCTATAGTAAATTTGCGAATTTTATCTTTTTTAAAGTCAAAGTGAAAGAACCTGGACAGCCACGATTTGTACTAATTACGATACACTTTTTTTTCTTCTATGAATAATGTCTAAGCATTCTTCAAATCTAATGTGACTGATAAGATTGAATCTTTTCTACTTACTATGATTGTCGTTAATTTATTGAGTTTTAACTCCTTACTAAAATCTGATTCTTTTGTTTGGATTACTGTTTTGATTGAATCCTTTACTTCTGTATTGATTACTTGAGCTTGTATCAGGTTCTTATCTTTAACTTTTAATTTCTTTTTGGTTTCATTAAGCTATTCAATTATACTGTCTTTACTACATTTTAACTAATCTATAGTAAGCTATAATGTTCTGTTAGCCTAATCTTTCTTGTCAAATAGAGATTCATAGTAACTAGTATTATTAACTAGCCTAGCTATCTCTGCATCCTTTTTTCTCAGTTGGTTGTACATAAAAAAAGCACTTACCGTTAGAATACATATGAAACTTATGGTAAGTGCTTTGAAATTTCCTTTCAACCAATTAACTACTGTGAGTATTGCTGTTATTATCATTATTGGTATTTTTTAAATCATTAATGTCAATATCTACTCCGAGATATTTCTCACCTTTAGATTTGATAACCTCTCCTAAAACTTTTTCTATTACTTTACAAATCTTGCAATCTGGATGTAAATCTTTCATAGATTCAAGCCAAGATATAAACTCTGTTCCACATATCATACCAGATATAAACTCTACAGTATGCAAATCTATAGAAGTAACTATACTAGTATCTATTACATGTGCTCCTGCTATCAACAGTACAGCCTCAAATAACTTATTTATAGTCTTCCATAATTTGTAGGACTCTATCTACTTATGACCATACTTACGAGAAACTTTATAACCAAGGATTACATCTACAATGATAAATAAACATACGCAAACAACAGTTACTGAAATTGGTGCAAAGTAGCTAGTGATTCCCGCTAGTATTCCAGCAGATATTTTTTGTGCACTGCTGAACATACTTTTTAATAGTGTCATAACCGGATCTCCTATAATGTGAATCATAGCAAGTGTTTTGAAAAGTAAAACCCTAGCTGATAATTAGTCTGCCAGGGCTGATAATATTGTTTTGATATACTTATAAAACGTATATATTTATATATAGTTTCTTAGTCTAATTATTCTTTAATATATTCTAATAGCTCTTTATATTTAGACATTTTATTTAACAAGTTACGTCCATTACAGTATTTAATCCAACCTATATAGCTACATATTTTTTGCTTATATGTATCTTTATCTAGGTTCTATTTTTTATTTAACTTGTTTATCTTTTTGCAGAATCTCTTTTTTATACGCTTTCTTAATAGCGTATGAGTATGAAATACTCTATATCCTACAAAAGCTATACCTCTCGAATCTACCTTAAATATCTACCAATTATCCTTAAAGTTTAACTTTAATTTATTATTAAGATAATCCTGTATGTCATAGAATAAATCTCGTAACTACTACTTATCTCCACCTAATATTACAATATCATCTGCATATCTAAAGTAGTATCTAACTTTCTTTTGTTCTTTAATCCAGTGATCTAAATAAGTAAGATATAAATTAGCAAAGAACTAGGATAAGTAATTACCAATAGGTACTCCCTAAGCTGATTCTATTATTTCATCTAGCAGACTTAATAGTCTTTTGTCTTTTATTTTTTTCCTTATTATTGTTTTTAATATATCGTGATCTATAGAAGGATAGAACTTTCTGATATCTAACTTTAAACAGTACTGCGTATTTATTTCATCCTTTAAAGCAAATTTAACATCTTTTAAAGCTTTGTGTATACCGCGCTTTCTAATGCAACTATAAGTTCCTTTTACAAATGCAGATGCCCATATAGGCTCCATTATATTCATAATTGCGTGATGTACAATTCTGTCAGGATAGTATGGTAGCTTAAATATTTCTCTTTCTTTTGGTTCATATATTTTGAAAACATAATATTCGGAAGTTTCGTATTCCCCATTTATTAGTTTTCTCTGTAGATCTAAAAGTAACTTGTCTTTGTTCTTATCAAATAACATTACTTCAGGTCTATGTGATTTCTATCTTCTGGCTCTTTTATCAGCCTCATATAAGTTATCTAAACTTACTATTTTATCAAATAAATTATTGTATCTTTTCATCTGAAATCCTATTTCGAGTTTTCACAAAGTTACTAACACGAAGATTTTAATTAGTCATTTTTTACCTAGTGGTAAAGTCTCCTCTAACAGTTTTTTCATCTTATTATTCAGATATGTTTTGTTAAGGTTTCAGTGTACTGACATTGGCATTAGCATTGCTAAGTGTATTGTTAGAATTCAAATTGAGTAAACTGGAATTCGTACTATTACTAGTGTTACTGCTTAATGACAGAGGACAACTTTATCTATATTTAAATTACGGTATATAGATTAACCGAGTACCGACAGCGGCACTAGCATCGCCAAGCGCATTGCCAGAATCCAAACGGAGCAAACCGGAAGCCGTACCATGACCAGTGCGACCGCCTACAAATAAGGTTCTATTTGAAGTGCTATTATTAGTATAGTTATAATCACACCAGTATGTAGTAGCACTTCCTCCATATGCCTCATCAATTGGTGGAAACAAATCAAATGATTCATTATAGATGAGTCTCTTCTTATAACCTTCATTAGTTACAGTACTACATTGTAAGTTATAATCTGAAATGTTAGTCGAACCAAATTTGCTTACATCGGTAGTAACATAAACATCATTTTTCGTAGAAGTTGCATTATAATGTATAAGTATGTCTATACAATTTTTCCATACATGACCAAATGGATTCTCTATTCCTCTATAAGTAGGAACACTATAAGTCTTCTGAGTAACAACTCCCTCTGCATCACTGCTATCAACAGTAACTGAAGTAACTCCTGTAGAATTACCGTGTTCATCAGTACTACCACAGGGTATGAAGCTATATTTATTTACTCCATTCACTTGTATACTACCGGCAGTAACACCAACTCCTAGACCTCCCCGATGATAACCTTCTGCGGTTAATTCAGCATTAAATGCTTTTTGAGAATTAGTACAAGCATATTCTACTAAATATAGTATAGTAAGTACCTTGTGTGCATTATAGGTATATATATTCCAATTGGTACTACCGGCCTTATTAGCCCTAGCTCTTTGTTGCATTGTGGTTCTTGCAATATTAACCGAAGGAGTAATATTATCACCTTTAATAGATTTATATACATCTTCAACATTAGATGCTTCGTATGCTGAAATATAGAACTTCTCTACGTGCTCTACTCCAGGTATCATGGGATCTGCAGGATACAAATTTAGATATACAGTATTGTCATCCTTCATACACTTATACCAAAACTCAGGTATTTCTACCATAGTATTTAAAGTCATATCTCTATCAGAACCATCTTCATATTTAGTTCTATCGTCTGCTTTAAGATATTTAACCACACCATCGGCAGTAAGTGTACATGATTTCATTTTAGATTGAATCGGTAATTCTTTATGCCAAGGCATATAACCAATTCTAGTCAAAGTAGTACTTTGAGGTTCTATAGGGAAACTAACCCCATAATAATTAGTAAATACGTTAGCGTTTCCTAAACGGACAGCTACAATATTTTTATCTCCAAGTTCCATAATTATTCGTAAATTAAGTATAATGTTTTAGAATTTTTATTAGGTAATGAGTTATATTCTGCTTGAGTCATAGTAACTATATTGTTAACAACCTCTGATGATATACAATTAGTTAAATCTACAGTTTCTGATAATTTATCCCATTCTGCTGGATCAGCATTAATGCATACGTAATTAGCCCCTGTATCGTCCACGTTGTATACATCTCCGACTACAGATACCTCAGGTAAAGAATCAAAGTCTGCTACAGTACCTTTCACTCTATATACAGATGCTACCTTAGCGTCTACCTATTCCTTATTATAGGTATCAGACTTATCTGCTTTGTTATCGATCTTCTCTTCTAGTTGTTCTATTACTTCTGTGTCTCCACTGATAGGAGCCCAACCAGAATTCTTATAAACTTTAATTACAGCACCTGTTGGATCTTCTTTTAGATCAATCCAGTAATTTACTTCCTTAGGATCTGGAGCTGTAACACTAGCTTTAAAATTTATGTTTTCTTTCATTGTATATGTTATTTACTTAAGTTTATGATTAACTTATCTGGATATCCAACAGTATAGTCATAATTGTTAATTTGTTCTTTACTGTTTAGTTTTTTAATGTTGGCTATATGTTGTTGAGTAGTATTATAACATTCAGATGCATATAACTCTATACTATCCATTATACTGTTAAATTGATTTAATGGTATGATAGTCTTATTATTATTGTACCATACAGTTATATCTGCTTCCCCGTTAGCTTTTTTGATATTGGCTAATTCTCTTATAGATAATCTCTCCGTTTTATTAAGCCAAATGGAAGTTCCATCAATAATTACTGAATTAATAATATCTGATTTGTCATACCGCTCTATATTCTATATAGTTATCTTCTTTACTTCGTCTATAGTAGCTACGTAATCTACAGCTACAGGATACCCACTTTCATTTTCAGATATTAATTTACCTTGAGATTGAGCAAATAATAATTCCTACCAATATTCTTCTGTTATTTCTACCGCTCCGTCTATCGGTTCACAATAAAAACCTTGTTTCCAGTATATTTTATTACTTATATTCTTCATATTATCTTTTCCATTTACCTATTGCTATATAACTTACAGGTTGTGTAGTATATGCTGCCGAAGTACTCATATCTGCTTCTGTCGCTCTATACGTGAAACTAGACGCGTAAACCTATGTAACTACTGCACTATACATATTACGATAAGTACTATTATTGGTTTTGAACGAAACCATCACAGTCCACGGAACACTATAAAAACCAATAGGAAACGTTACAGTTTTTAACTCCGAAGAAGCACTAGGCGTGTGTGTACCCCAACATATCTATAGTCCGTTTATAAATCTCTAATATCCATCAGTATTAAATCTACTGCTTTCGTTCCAATTTTTCATACTAACGACAGCCTGATCATTAGTAGTAAATCCGCCACCAGCGTAGTCTTCAACATTAAATACTTCAGATATACAATTTCCTTGATCGTCTATAATGGAAGCATATACTGCAACTCCATCAGACAAACCTCCGCTGTCTAAATCAGAGTTTGCTATAACCATTGGAAATGTACCGTAGTCACCCTAAGGGTTACCATAATATAAGAATTGATACTCGTTTAAATCTCCATCCTTATTTATTTTTTTTAGTATGGCAACATCTGCACTATTAAGAGTGACATAAGTACTTCTACCTGTCTTAAATAAATTATTAGTAGTAAATATTGCTACTTTACTATTAGCAGGATCACCTTGAGGTCCTTGTGGTCCAACATCACCTTTATCTCCTTTCGGACCCTATTCTCCTTGCGCTCCTGTATGACCTTGAGGTATACCAAATCTGAATGTTCTGGCACTAGCCGTACCACCCATTGTTACTGTTGCTTCTGAAGTATATGGTAGAGTAACAGCAGATACTTCTGTAATAGTTGCAGCAGTACCGGGATCACCTTTAGGCCCCTGAGCCCCTGTATCCCCCTTAGGTCCAGTTTCACCTCTAGAAGGTTTACCAGTATTAGTATCCCCTAAATACCAGTTACCATTGGAACCAATAGTTGGTGTTATACCATTCTCACCTGGATCCCCTTTATCGCCCTTAGGCCCCGATGCAGATGCTGGTATATTAATTGTTTTAGCTGCAGATCCATCCCAAGTTCCTGTTATAGCTCCAGTAAATGTCAATGCATATGGAGTTGGTAGTTTATCAGATGACGTAACTAATTTCTTCCACGAATTCCAACCGCTATCGGATAACGAACTTCTAAAGTATAAATTGTCTACATTACCGTGTGATAAAGCTATTTGCAAAGAATTATTATTACTACTACCTGGCAATGATGCAGTATTATCAGTTATCTAAAGTATATTACCTTTTTCTCCTGTTATTGGTAACTGTCCAGTGTTGTCTCTATTATAATACCCAAAAAATGAACCGGTTACTTGATCTATGTTATTAGGAGCTAAAAAACGAGTGAAATCAAATACTGATTTAGTAACTCCAGAACCTGTTAATAACTAATTACCATCTGAACCAGATACTACATAACCAGTTGCCCATAATCTAGATGAAGAGTCTCTCTATGCTACAGAATTAGCAACAGAAGATGAAGAGAATGTAGGTTTATTAGTTATATTACTCCAAGTTAAATCATCATAATAGGCTAAAGCTTTCCATTCTGCATCTGCTAGTGTTCTAGTAACTCCATTGAAATCACTCCTAACATACATTCTTACTTTCGATAAAGGACTCTATCTTAAATCTGGAATATAAAACTGAGTAACACTAGTACCACTAGTAAAGCTCAAGAACTACCCATAGTCGTATGATCCAGTTCCTAAATCATCTGCGTTAGTATATCCTATAGCTTCTATGTAACACGTATCTGCGTAATTTTTGCTTACGTTACCAACACTTTTTGCATATCTATTAGAGTCTTTACCATCAAGTAATTGAGCATTAAGATTAGTAACCAAATTAGTATTAGTCATAGTACCACCAGATAAACTAAGTTTACCAGATAATCCACTATTCAATTCTGTCTTAGTAGCTAACGCACTAGTATCAGGTATAGTAGGTTTATTAGTTAAATCATTATAGTTACCAGAGAATTCAATAATCTCAGACCATGCAGCATTTCTTCTACCATATTTTTTATTATCCTTTGGTGCTTCACCTACTTCTCCAGCTCCTGATGTAATTTCAATATTACCTGCTCCAACTAAAGATTCCCCATTAACCGTCTTTATGTTAGTACCACTTACCAGGGTGTTTTGTTTCTACGAATTTAGTGCGTATATTTGACCTACTAGGTTATTCTCTACCTCTGTAGCTCTAGCAGTTTCTGCTTCTATTGATCCTATCAACTGCTAATTAGATTCTTCAAACTCTGATCTAACGGAATTAATCGCTGCAGCTACACCTATTAATTTTACTCCGTTAGGGCCTACAGTTAAATATGAATCTGATGTAGAGTCTATAACTACATTAAATTTGTTAGATGCAGCAAGTTGTAACCCATCTCCAGCAGTATATACATCTACTAAATCCCCTATGTTTACTCTTACTACAGAATCTCCATCTTCTGCTACAAAAGTGAATACTAAACTAGTAGTATTCGCATCATATACAACTTCTTTAAGAAATCTATCTTTAGGTATACTAATTTCTCCAGCATTAACAGAATCTACCATTAATGTGTAATGCAAGCTATTCTACTAATCCTAGATCAGTTCTACTGATGCTACTTTACTATTTTGTAGATTAGTTATTAAAGTGTCTTGTGCGTCATTACGGTTCTTCTCAGTAGTAATTTTATTAGTATTAGCATTTTCTGCATTAGTAGCTCTGGTAATTTCATCAGTAACCCTTTGTCCTAAAGCATTATCTGCGGCTTTGTATGCAGCCTCAACTTCATCTATTCTATCAGAAAGACCACTATCACTACCAATTGATTCTTTCAATTCTGTAATAGATTCTTTAACATAACTATCTAAGGAATATACAGAACCAATTATTTGATTCTCTGCAGTTTGTGCTCTACTTATTTCTGTATTAATAGCATCAGTATTCTTTGACTCAGCAGCTTTAGCTCTATCCGATTCATCTTTAATAGCTTTAGCATTAGTCTCTTCAGCCTATTTAGCTCTAGCTATTTCATTATTTATTTTTTCAAGATTATCTGCTTCTGCCTGCTGAGCTCTTGCTGTTTCTGCAGACACACTATTCTATATGTCTCTTTCTGCTTGAGTAGCTCTAGCAATCTCTTCATCGAGTTCTGTTTTTAAGCTATAAGTATTTTTAGCCTCTTCTTTAGTAAGATATGGAGACAAATCTATAGGAGCTTGATATTCTCCCATCAATTCCCAACGATCATTCACATATATATACTCTTTCCATATATTACCTTCTTCCCCGTTTTGATCTAATACCAAATATATTTTAGTAGGATCAATATCTTCAGTAGGTAATTCAAGTACTACCTTATATAAAGTTAAGTCTACTATACAAGATATTACATTATCAGATATATTGATACCAGCACCGGCTACTAACTTATCTTGTTTACCTTGTTTTAATGACTCTATATCTTGATCTACAATAGCTATTTGACCCTCAATAATCTTAATCTTCCCATCTACACGTTCTTCGTATGATTCTAATTGCTATTGTATATATTTTTTAATCCTTTCTTCAATTTCTGGCAGTGTACCTTCCAATACTCGAAGAGTTTCCCAATACCCTTCCGCATTCCAAGTTTTAATACTACCTCCTAGAGGATCAGTAGCCAGATCTACCCAATACATTACTTCATCTGGATTAGGCTAAATATCTGTTGCTCTAAAGTTTACAAACCTTACCATATTTTATTAATTTTCAATAGGAATACTCCATTCTTCTGTGCTTAGTAACTCTTTTAATTGTTCTCCTTCATAAACTGGATACGGATAACTAATTTCTATAATATCACCATAGTCTATTGGAAGTATCTATATAGAAGGATCTAAACTAGGATTACCTTCCATATTACCTATCTTCCATTCTCCTAATACTATATTACCTTCTAGTGTATACTAATTTATACGAACCCAAGATTCAGAAAATTCTGTAAAATCTATATTATCTGTGTTCTTAAACTGTTTTATCTTATGTATATCTCCGTTGGCAATTATCTTTACTTCTATTGTTCCGGAATACTTGGCAGGTTCAATGGTAACATCTTTCTATTCCACTAACTAACCATTCAGATTTGGAAATACGTAATAAGCCTGTGGATTAATAAATATAGGATTATATAAAATTGTTTTCATCTGTATCCACCTCTGTGTTACTTAATAGTAATAGTAATTTCTTCTCCGTTTTCTACTGCTTCTTGCATCTTAGCATATAATGCTTTAAATGTTACAGTACTTTCCGTTACTTTACCAACTACGTTATTTTTTCCTACCAATAAACATCCATCTGTATCCGCCTCTGTGTTACCTATATGAATTAAAATACCATTGAAACCAGGTACATCTAATAATCTAGGTAATTTCCCGTTACAGAATTTATATTGTTTATATTTACTAAATTTAGGAGACACAACATCTAAAGTAACTTTATATGTACCAGTAGGTATCGCAGTCTTACCATATACTTTAATCTTCTATATATCCTCTAGCGGAGTATCTTGTGTAAGTCCTCTATCTGTATCTTCAAGAACATTGCAGAATTTAACGTCATCTATATACATATTACTTATAGTATATGTACTTCTTTTAGCTATTCTTTCTGATATTATACGCATAACTTCAATGATAATATTATACCTACTTGGATTGCTTGACCAATAATACCACCTATCATAGTAGCTATCCAGTCTAACCAATCCCATTTACCACCGTGTTGTTTATCTTTAAACTCCATACCTGTAGCCAAACCGGCTACAAATAATATAGTGAACAGAGCACCTGGTAGTATTGCATACTTCAGGTGCTTCATTCTATTACTTTCTTTTAACCATTTAATTTGCATATCTTGTAGTTCTAGGTTGAGCATCATATACTATACTACCAAGTAAATCTGCAGCAAGATTCATTCCAAATTGTTTATCATCGTTATCAATTTCGTTTACTCTTACTATTACATATTGTAACATAGTATATATTGCTTCTAACAATTCCCTATCACTGTATTCACTCAGCTTGTTGGTCATTGTTTTCAGAATTTATAATTTTATCTAACATAGGTATTACAGATTCTTGAACTATGGCTAAGAAGCCGTTAGATACTACACCTTTTATAGAAATTGCAGCATCTTTGTCAAGTTCTACTTCACCATTGTCATAAATGTCCTTAGCTAGTTCTAATCCTTCTTTACTTATAGCAGATCTATAAAGAATTTTACCTAACTCTTTTGACATATCTATATTCTCTTCATTACCCTCAATATCTCTAATAACTATATTTTTAAAATCTATTTTCATAATTTACATATTTAGTTAATAATAATACTGAACGTTAATTTGAGCAACAGGTCCTGCAATAATTACAGTCTTTACAATTTATTATGTTACACACTTTAACTAACTTTAAAGGTATATCTTTATCTATTTGTCTATTAATTCCACAGATCATAGATTCTAGCATCTATCTATCTTGAACAAATTCTACTTTAGTAAGTAGAAACTATAACTCATTAGAGCATATAGCAGACACTACGTCTCTGTTATTATACTTTACAGAATATAATAGTTTATTATTTACGTAATTATTTAGATCATTCATAATTATAGTTGTTTCTAGAAATCAGACCCATTTTCAACCATCCAAGCAGGACAATTAAATGGAACAACAGTACTACCAGACATTACATATCCAGAAGCCATATTAGTGTATTTAAGCTGTACGAATTTGTTAGGAGTTAGTGTTATTATACTCAGACTTAATGAACCGTTATATAGGAATTTACCGACTCCTCCAGGTAAATCACTTTGAGAGTTTTCAGTTACTATTCTCAGTGCGTAGTTGCCAGCACCAGTAGTAGAAGTATAAAATATATATAATGACATGCCTTCGTAGGCGTCATTAAAAGGTAATGATATAGTATAATCAGTAGCTCCAACATCATCTATTACCATTAGCTGTTTATTAGATATAACATTAGGTCTATATACTGATGTGCTACCAGTTAACTATGAGTAGTATAACTTATCATATTCCTCAGCACTTCTCATTCTTATTACTCCTTTATTCATATCTACCTATCCAGTGACAGCATTTACCATGAAATTAGGAATAAATACACTACTTATATAAAATTCAAACGATACACTTAAAGATCCAGTACCAAATTGCGCTATTTCTATAGATGTAGTATAGTCTCCTCCACTGCCAGCTTCACTAGCCGGTAAAGTATATTCTACTGTAGAACTAGTTATAGGCATTTGTATGTACTCTAGATTACCATTCTTAATATATTTATATTGTAATTGTACAGTTGCCGAAGGATAAGTTTTTACTCCTTTAACTTTTATTTTAAATTCAGGTGTCTATTTAGTAGTACTAACTATATCTGTATTAACTCCCCACATCATAGATACAACAGCATTACGTACAGTTACTTTATATGTCTCTATTGATACTTCATCTACCCAGTTGGAATCTGAGGGCATGGTGAAATGGTTAGTGAAATTAATTGTGTTATTAGTAAAATTCTAATAATTACTAGTAGCATTTCCTCCACCATCAACTCCTTCTTGGCTAAACATGTAATCTCCATTGAATATAAATTTACCCATGCTGCCACCATCCGCAATTAATATTTTAGTGAACAAGGCTTCGTATTTATCCATTAAGATCCATGTAGCATTACTGCCATTGGTGTTCCAATCTTGTTCTGGAGTCTTTCCAATGCTAGTACCTAACCAATTACCGTTTTTGTTCATCACATAGTACTCATCGTTAAAGAATACGTATGGCGCCTTTTCATCAGTACAGGTATATGTCTTACTATCACTATAAGTACCTACTGGATATATTATCCTACCTTTATTACCATCAGCTCCTACCCACTTAGTCCATTCATAGACTTCATAATCTGTACTTTCTACAGGACTGGTCTTATTATATGCTATACCAATATATTTAGTATATCTATTAGGTGCGTCATATATGTCAGCGTCAGAAGTAGGTTCGTTATCTGAATATTTTATCCAAGTGTATAATGTTGCTCCCGGTTCTCCGTTCTACCCTGTTTCACCACTTATTCTTACAGGAGTACTCCAACCAGATTCCAATGCATCATTAGGAGTTATAACGGCCATTATCATCCATAGTGTTTCTATACTTTCATCCACAGAAGGTACTGTAGTATTCCATCCTGCTGGATTACGGACCTACTGAGGAGTACCAGGAGAATAACCTGTAGTCACAGCTTTGAATCTAAATTCAGTATATTTACCGTCCTAAGCTACTCCATCTTTACCATTTAATGGAACTACCTCTCCCCAAACATGTACACTATTAGTTTCTCCGTATACTAAACCTATACATTGCCACCATTGCCCCGTAGAAGAATCTGGAAAGTCAACCCAACCGTCTAATCCTCCAGGTTGAGGAACTCTAAAAGTAGGTTTATCTGGCTTAGTGTTTGACTACTTATATACGTAAGTCTTCCAATTTGGAACTGTTCCAGGTTGTCCGTCTTCACCATCCTTACCATCTCTAATGACATATATAGTTTCTGTATCTACTGTCACTCTATTGCCTGATCTCTCATCATATAAAGTAAATGTCACCTGAGCTGTAATAGAACTACTAGCTACTACACTACCTATTGAGTAGTTGGCCTCACCTCCATTATCTACTTTGTATGTGAACTTATATCCAGTTGGAGTAGTACTTAAAGTTTTAACAGTATCGCCTTCTTTTAATTGAAGATCACACCAAACTGAGTTTACTTCATTGCTGTCATCTTTAAATCTATGAATAGCGTTTACTGAAGGTAATAAAGAATATACTTTTGCATTCTCTCCATCTGCACCTGGTCTTATCTTATTTATAGTGAATATTACATCTCTAATATATTGAGTACCGTCATTAGAAGCTTTGACATTTACAGGAATTCTTATAACATCCCCAGTAGTAGAAGATATGCTTGTTACTGTAATTACTCCTGTTGATGCATTTGCACTAGCAGTTATTCCTTCTACAGATCCTACAGCCAAACTATCTAGTACTAACTTAGTAGTACCATAATACATGCTTACTGTAGTAGTTAACGGTAATCCAGAAATTACATTACCTTTAGAATCACAAGCAACAGACTACATATCATTATCAAAGTCTGTTACTAATCCTCCTACACCATCAACACCATCCTTACCATCACTTATTTTGAACACAGTTTCTTTATCTACTAGAGTTTCTCCACTAGTAAGTAGGAATGTTACTTTTTTATCTATAGAAGTAACAGATAAATTCTAATCTATAGTATAGTTTTCTGCTAGGTCTTCGTCTATTACGTATTTAAATTGGAATCCGGTAGGAACAGAAGTGAGCATAGTAGTAACTTTTCCTTGGGTCTTCTTAATCCCACAGCTAATAAACTTAACATCAGCTACTCCTTTTTTGTCTACGTGCATAGCATCTACAGAAGGCACTAAAGAATATAATATTGCATCCTGACCATCTGCACCTGGTTTAATTTTATTAATAGTAAGATAAGTAGTTCTTTCTATTAACTCATCGTTCCATACGCACGAAGCATCAATAGGTATACGAATATTAGTAGGAGCTGAAGGAGTTATAGCACTCACTGTTATTATACCAGTCTTTCTATCTGCTGTAGCTGTAATTCCATTTACTTGACGTACACTTAAAGAACTAAGATTCAGTTCGGTAGTACCATAATACATAGTCAATTTGGTAGTAACCGGTAATCCAGATATTACAGCCCCTAGATTGTCTGTAGCTACAGATTGAACTTCATTGTCTAAGTCTAATACAATACTACCTAGTCCGTCTAAACCATCTTTGCCATATTTAGCCCATAGTGAAGGTCCTGTGTAAGCTCTCCATCGTCCCCCTCTAAATTTTCTTTGACATACCCATTCATACTATAGTTCTTTAGTAACTCCTTGCGGGTTATCAGTCCAACCATCTCCTGGTATATATTCAATGCCTTCGAAGTCTCCAGTTTCTTGATATGCGTCTGAATTAGTATTATTTGGAGTAGGATTATCAGGATCATTATTCGTAGCAGTTCTATAGAATATATATTGAACTCCATCTCCGTCCTATCCGTTCTCTCCCCACTTAGACCATAATGCTGGTGTACTAAATCCTCCCCATTTATTGTCTTTTTTACTTCTGGTACTAACCCATTCTGCTTTTAATATAGAAGTTACTCCCTTAGGATTATCTGTCCAATTAATAGGAATAAAATCATCTATGTCTTCTCCTACAGGAGTTTCAGGAGCATCACCTACTCCCGAATCAGTTGTACGAGTATAAATAAATTCTACTGAATTACCATCAGTTCCAGCTGCACCGTCTTGCCCAGATATCTTTATAGGTTCTGACCATTCTCCTTGTATATTAGGATTAGATGTAAACACTTTATTGGACATCCATACAGGTGGAGTTAATTCTTCGTCATTACTAGACCAACCTTCTGGATATACTATGATATTAGTGTCAGCATCCCATTCTCCTCCTACTGGTTTCTCTGGTTTTTCTACACTAGATTTATATGCGAACACCGTGTTATAAGTATCTCCAGGTTCTCCCTATCCAGGTTCACCTTGTGGCCCTTGTTCACCAGTTATTCTTATCGGACCCTACCATTCCTTGACTAACTCATTGTTCTCATCTATAAGAGCATTGATCATCCACATAAACTCACCTGGAGCTAATGTAGGTGGAGTATCTTCCCAACCAACAGGATTTCTACTAGTTTTATTTAATGCTGGTATTATGTTTATGGATACACTCTTAGAATATTTGAAATCCATATAGGTATTAGTTTTACCGTCTTCAGCTGTACACTATACAGGGTCAGACCAAGTGGCTACAGTATTTGTACTACCATCTACTAAACCCATAGACATCCACCATTTACCTTCAGCGCTAGGACCATCAAACCAACCGTCAATACCAGATACTCCAGGAGTAGGGGTAACAAAAGTAGGTTTAGATGGCTGCAATTCTGCTTGCTTAAACACCCATGTATTCCAATTTGGTTTCACAGATTGCCCTGGTTTTCCATCTAATCCATCTTTACCAGGAGGCCCTTGTTCTCCTTGAGGACCTTGGAAGCCTCTTTCCCCTCTTAAACCTTGTGCACCCTATGGACCTACAAATTTAGCCCACACGTAATCTAATGGATTATTACTTGGTTCTTCGGTTTCTTTATTGGAAGCAATACCAATATACTGCGAGTCTTCTTCCGGTTGATTGGTCATCTAGTCTCCATATTGAGAAGGAGAATATTTAATCCAAGTAAATTTGGTATACTCATTAGTAATATTAGGTGTAGAAAGATCTATCTTGTTATTATTTACTACTGCTATTAAACTATCCTTAACTGAATCGTAGTATATCTATCCGTCTTTATAGGTACCTGTAATATTTCCTTCTATATGTTCTGCTACGTCAATGCCCTATGGTAATATCATAGTATCATTTAATACTACGTCACCGTTTACGAACTTACCTCCTTCGAATAACAATATACTATTGTTTGGTATAGTGATAGTTTTACCTTGTAAATCAAATTCGTATTGAATTACATATATAGTATCACTACTATCAAAATCAGTTTGTAGCAGTATATTTTTGTTATTAACTATTCTTTTTCGTAGAATTTTTCTACCTAATCCACTATATTTGCTAGGATTATACTCTTTATCAGCAAATTTAAGACTAAGATCATCATCTACTTTTATATCCTCACCATCAGCATATACTACACTTATAGGTTGCCAATATGATTCGTTAGTCAAACTTATATTACTTGGTACTTCTTTTATAGATATGAAAGACCTATATTGTTCGTCATAGACTAAACATAATCTATCATATTCTTTAGAAGAATCATGCTTACCGTCACAAGTAAGAGTAACTTTACCTAATAATTTTGTGTATTCCATTCTAAAAAATTAATTTTGTATCTGGTTTAATAAAGTCTTTAACATCTGGTTCATCAAAAGTAATCTAGTTATCTTTTGGATCAACTTCTACATTAGGATAACTAGCATAATCTGATATTACTACAATGTTACCCTAGAAGTCTAGAGCAACATATAAGAACTATTTTAATTCATTACATGCGCACATAATATTTTTATAATTTACATACTCCGTTAATACATTTATTACAAGGAGTGCTAGCTACATTACTGTCTATATTAACGTCTAATAACTTACTTAATTCTAAGTAAAACTGCAAAGCCTCTTTATTATGAGAAGTAGCAATAGCCTATTCTAGAAGCTGTCTTTTAAAGACTATTAACATTATAGTTTGCATTTGTCTATCATCTAAACAGGTGCTACAATAATTGTGTAATACTCTTATTTCAGCATTATAAAGTATATTAGGATTATAGTACACTCCATCTGCATAGTCATTTGCGTATCTCTCTGTAGTACAAAACATTTTAATGTACTTAATATTAGTATCAAACTTAGATATAATATCTGATGTAGCAGATATCTCATATGCATACTATGTAGTTACTTCCTTCTCTTCTCCATCTCTTACAATTTCTTTCAGAGTGAACTCACAATTAGTGTAATTCAATACATAATCATGATTATCTGGACTATCACAGTAAATATTAGCGATATTTAAACATTCGTCAACATATAGAACTATGTCATTAGTATTTACTATAGATATAGTGCTATATACTTCAAAAGTCATAGTATCGTTTTTAAAGTTTACATTAACTATTTTATTCATAATCATAAAATAAAAAAGTGGAGTGGGAAGGAATAATCCAACCCGCCCCACTTTCGTTTAGTAAAATGTTAATTATTAGGCAGCGATGAAGTTTTCGATACCTTTTGCTACAATAGAAGAAGCAAAACCAGTTGAATGCTTAACATACAGTTCAGTAGTAAGCGGAGTGGTTTTGATGTATTGATTATCATTACTCAGATACTTATTATCGTTTTCTACAGTAATATAATCGTAAGTAGCATCTTGCTCTACCATTCTATCTTGTACTACTTCAGGATAAGCTCCAGTAAATACATGACCTTGGTAACCCATATAACGTACTTCAGCGTCACGTACTTGTTTCCAGTAACCTTTACCAGGATTACCAGGAGTTTTAACGATCGTAGCACCAGGAATAGCATCAGGCTGGTTACTCAAAATAGCACCAGGAATAGTAACATACAAACTAGCTTCCATATCTACTACAGAATATTCATTCAATGAATATACACCGTTATTGTCATCTTTTTCCATTGCAGTTAAAGTAATAGCTGCATCAGATGCAGACGCATTAACTCTACGGTTAGCATGTTTATTAATCTTTTTAACGATAGCAGCAGCTAAGTCAGCAGCAGTAGTGTTAGCAGCAAATACTTCATAAGTATGTGTAAACTGACCCGGAGCTTCATACATGTCTTTATATACTATTCTCAGTACATATCTGTGACCTGCAATGATAGTAGCATTGGTAAGAGTAATAACAATCTTGTCCTAAACCGGAGCTACATATTGTCCAATAACTGCACTTGGATTAGAATTCTTCTGAATTTCATTACCAAATTTAATATTAGCCTTATCAGCCACACTACCGTCAGGCATAGTAACTTTTACTTTATTCTGAGCTACACCTATATACAAAGAAGTAGCTTTAGCTGCATCAGCAGCTGTTTTGATAATAGCTCTATTCTGATCAAACAGAGCAACATCACCAGCAGTAAGTGCATCCGCAGTAGTATAAGCTGACGGAAGAGTTTTACCGATTAAAACGGTATTTACGTGTTGAATCATTTTAAAATTTATTTTTAGTTTAACATAAATGCGCGCTCATGTAAACTTAGTTCATGTTCTACTTTCCTTATTTCAGATTTCCACGTTCATGAACGCATTATTGTTCATCAGATTTCTCTGATCTTTGTGTTGAAGCAGCCTGTGCTATATACATATTTACAGCTGCATCTACAATTTCCTAATGAGTATGTTCAGGTAATTCTGTGTACTCTTTGGTTAAATTCTAACCTATATTTTTTGCAGACCTTAGAAAAGTGAGGGTATATTTGTGAATAGCATAATTACCGTCAGTATACAATATAATATTGTTTTCTGTCTGCAATCTAACCGGTCTGGCCTAATTATAATGTAAGTGATATTCCGAAAGACTGTTTTCCAATATTCGATCTATCGTTTCAATAGTAGCTTCAATAACATCTCTAGTTTTAGTTATTAAGTTAGGACATTTATTGTTAAGTATTTTAATCTAAACTTCTTCACCTAAACTGAATAAATAGTTATTAGGATATTGTACTATCCATTTGTTATCTTGTACTTTAAAGTCCAAAGAATTATATGTATTTGTCTATACTAATGTACGTAACTTATCAGATAGTTCTTGATTCTGTTGGAATACTCTATATACCTGTTTTACGTATTCATCTTTAGCTTTATTGAGGTAGAAAAATATAGTATCTGAAGGTAACTTTACCTTTAGATTGTAACTAGGAACTATAGTACTCAACTATCTTTCAAATGCTATTTGAAATTCTCTTTCTGTCATAATTATTCAGATAATTGGTTTAATTGTAATTTACTAGAGGTTCTTTGAGATTCAATATTTTCTAATGCTAACACTACAGCTCTATTTATTACTTCTGACATTACATCATCAGGTAAATCTAATTCACCGTCTAGATTAGTATAGTCAAATTGAGTAGGTTTCTTTATGTAAGTAATATTTACTGCATAATTATTGTTAGAGGGAGCATAAGCTGTCTGCTGCATTAATATTGGATCAACGTACAGTAACATTTTATTATCTTCCAATACTACTACTGGTACTTCTACCCAAGGTATATTATTATAAGTCTGTTTGAATAACAGTGCAGTATTATGATCAACAATCATGCAGTTGGCAAAATTATTGCCATACTTTAGTGTTACCGCCCATATCGTTACTCTATTTCCATCAGCATGTACATTATCTAATACAAATTCATTATATACATTCTTCTGCATTATTATATTTTCATCTGTACGTATGAGCTTATCTAATTCAGATATTCTCTGTAATGATCCTTCAAAACCTAACTTTAGTACGTTGTTTCCGCTTATTTTGTTGCTTATTACATCGTCCTAAGCCTAGTTAAGAAATAAATCTATCTCCTAGGGTAGGAATGCAGGAGCTCCCCCAAAGGCAACTCCCTAAGCATTCTTATCTAGGATAACTTTAAACTAAATATGTGCAGTACGGTTATTCATTATTTAGACTTAATTTCATTTAAGATTGCCATCTTAATATCATTATTCTTCTTGTCTTTTAAATAAGCTATTACGTCTTCCAAACCATTACCAATCAGATCTGTACCAAAGTAATATTGAGCCCTATTCTTTCTAATGATATTCTTTGCAATAGCTTCTTCAATTACAAAGTTTATTTCTTTGTTTGGGTTTTCTACCCATTTAAGTATATAAGATTTAGGATCTTTTTCAATCTGTTCTGTCAATTTAGCTTCAATAAGCTCATTAGACATGTTTTCAGATCTAATTCCATAAAGTCTTAAACACTTACGCATATCTTCAATAGACATCTTATCCATTTCTCTGTATGCTTCACGTTTGATCTTGTTGATCTTATTAGCTTCTTCAGCTTCACTGTTCTTATTAATAATAACATAATCAGTAGCAGGTGTTATTTTGTTCAACCCATTTGCTACTCTCTTATGTCCTTTAAGGAACAGATATTTTAGTTCATCTTCAGGTTTATCAGTATCAAGTAACACATCCTTTTTGCCGATCTTAATGGCAAAAGTATCCCAATAGTTACTATTAGGTGCCAAATGACCTTCTGCAAAACCTAATTCTTTTTCTAATCTAGCTGCATCTTCTGCAGTTAAACCAGTATATAAATTACCAGATCTAGTCCAGTATGAGCTTACATAATCATAACATGTAGGCCATTTTGTAATCCCTGTCCAAGGATTTGATTTAATTATTCTAACGATTATTTCCATAATATTAATATTAGATTATCAAGTTAGTATTTATCTGTCTTTTCTATTTTCCATAGAAATTTAATTCTATGATCTTTCAAATTCTTAGGAGGATTCTTTAGCTGCTTTCTAATGGTGTCTCTATTTAAATTCAGTGCTTTGCACGCTTCTATTATAGAATCATATTCAGCAATAAATTCTCCTTGTTTACTATACTGATATACTTTTTGTTTACATTGCTCTTGTAGTTTAGATAGATGCTCTCTTTGTTTATCTGAACATTTTCCTTTTCTAGATTCAGACATCTTTGCTTTAGTTTCTTCAGATAACTTACGACCTAATGCTTTTTGTCTTATCTTATCTTTGGTTTCCTCAGATAATTTTTTACCAAAAGTTCCATCTCCACCTTCTGTAAGGTTATAACCAATAGTTCTATCTGTAGAATTGTACTGTTTTATCCAGTATTTTTCTTTTTCTTTTAATTCATCATATGTATCTGCAAAATCTATTATTTCTAATGTGAAATTTTCTTCACCATATTTTGCCATTGAACGATGAATGGGAGAAGGTTCTCCGATGCGAGATTCATACCAATGATGGCGATATCTCGCACCAGAACCTTGATTGGTTATACCAATATAAACTTTATTAGTTACCTTATTAGTTATTTTATATACTTCGTTACTTTTCATATAATAATATTTTTTATATCAGTAACGATATATTATTAATAAGGTTTCAATATTAGTTCAAGAATTTTATTAGTCTTGTGCGTCCATGATCAATTCTCCGCACGCACGTGGATCCCTTAACATTATTCCCATTTCTCCAAGGAAGAATACAGTATAACCATCCTTACCATTAGATCTCAGAGTATTCTTAGAGTTTGCATAACCAGACGGAGCAACTGCACCACCAGTATACCAAGTAACAAACTCGCGATCTTTACGAACTACTTTTACGATGTTAGCTTCACCATCACGTCTACCAAGATCTAAGAATGTCATACGATATGATTCTAGAGGTTTCAACGTAACAGGATGTAATTGACGATTATAAGTAACATCATCATACAACGGGAAGTACTTCAGAGTCAATTCAATACCATTAGTCATTTTGTAAGTCTTAAACTGACCACCAAAAGTAAGATTATCGCCAGAACCTGTAACAAATACTGTGTCAATAAGATTCATGTTAACCATCTTTTCTTTCAGAATTCTATCAAATTCTCTCATACCCATCTCACCGGTCAATGCAACAAACTTACGTTCATTAGTACCAAGTACATTATATGACAGATCAAATAAGAAGTCTTCTAACAATTCTGCAGTAAGTCTAGTATAGTAACGTTTGTTAGACGGAGCAATCTGTTCCAACAAACCGGCACCCATAAATACAGGACGCCCGTTAGTACCTTTCAGATTACAAGTACCATCTTTGTTTACATTGTTCTTCATGTAAACCAACATTCTTTCACATCTCTTATACCACTCTCTCATAGCAACCCATTCTTGGTAGTCTGCCCACAGATAAGATTTCTTACCTGTCTTAGGATCCTGCAATGCAATAGCCATTACTGTAGAATAAGCTGAACCAGTAATATCATAATTGATACGAATTGTAGTTAAATAATTACGCATCTTAAATGCAGTATTATAGTTCAGGATATCACCTTCTTCACTATATTCTTCTACAGCAGAAGCTAGACGTGACACTTGGCAACCAGGTTTCAGGTATTCGGCAGGAATATAAGAAGTAGGCTGGCCGTCTGCAATATAACAGGTATAAACCCACAGATTACCATCTTGGTAAGGAGCACCTGCGACACGTACCTGGAAATCTTTGTTATCAAATTCCAATACAGCAGTAGGTCCGAACCAATTATCTTCTAACCACAACATGATTGGAGTATTACCCAAACCAGCTGTAGTTGTATCTGTGATGGCTGCGCCATTCCATTTAGCATCTCTAATTGTTACTGCTCTGTCAGCGTCAATCATTACATTCCACTCCCAACTAGGCTGATCAATGGTCATCACATTACCAAGACCACCAGTGAGCATATCCAAAGAAGTGTTGTAACCATTATCTTTAGTACCAAATACATAAGACAATACGGTAGCAACCTGATACGGATTCTATTGTGAAGCTGCTGAAATTTTAGCAGTATCAATCAGATCACTGAACCACTTGCCTTTGTACAAAACCAAATTGTTTAATATATTGTTATCCATATATTTTAGTTATTATTTTTAAATTTCCAAATAAAATTTTTTACTGTTTTATATCGTCCACTACATGCTCTAAGAATGTCTCTAGCATAAAACTATTTTAATCCTAAAGAGTATGCCGCTTCAGTAGCACTATCGTGTTCTCTTATGAATACTCCGTCAAGTGTAAATTGTAATACTGGAATACGTCTACTTAAAGTTTTCCTATATTTTCCAGTGCCATAATTAACATTATACTTAGCATCACACCATTCTAGATTATCTACACAGTTATTTAATTTGTCTTCATCTTTATGATTAACCTAATCATAATTATTTGGATTATTTAAAAACATCTATGCAACCAATCTGTGTATTCTATAACTTCTTTTTACTTTATCTTTATATAAGACTACAAAGTAATAACCTCCTCCTTCTATAGCTGGAACTAAAATTTTTTCTTTATACGTTACCTACCTACCATTTGGAAATCTTCTAGAAGGTGAATGAAACACAGTATGCTATAGAGACTTTACTCTACCAAGACTACTAATCTAGTAATCAGGATATCCTGGAATATCTTTCCAGACTTCTTTCTCTTTCATGAACTAATTTAATTAGTTATTATTAATCTACACGTAATTGTCGTGCAAAGGAACTCCATAAAGTAGTATCTTCATTAGAGATTTCCTGTTTTTTAGTCTTCCTACTTACTCCTGTTTTACTTAAACTGTTTTTGAATCTACTAATAGCATTATTAGAACCTTCACTTTTAGCAGCTTTTAACAACGTGTCTCCCTTCATAGTAAAGTAAGCAGACTCAAGTAAGTTCTTTACGCTCTTAGACCAATCTTTTTGAAATCTGGTCATACCGTCAGCGTCAGGTTTAAATATATACTCCAGTAATACCTTTTTATCTTTTTCAGGTATCTTAATACCGCGTATATTATCCATGCCTTTTATTTCGTTGACAACGTTCTAAAAGTATTCCTGTTGACGCTTCTGAGCCGCCTTAGCTTGGTTTTCTTGATCTTTCAATAGCTGTTGTTTCTTCTGTTCTCTTATCTCTTTCAAGGCTTCCAAGGCATCCTCAGCTTCATCCTCAAGTAAACCTGCATCCTCGTACTTAGTCAATTTTTTCTCTATTTGTTTGCTATTAAAACCTTTTTCCTTTAAGAATTCTTTCAATATAAGTTTTTGATTTGTTTCATCTTCTTCAATACTAATTTCTTCAAGATCAAGTTCGCCATCAATTTCGAAATAGTCTCTTAAATTACCACCATTCTTAACAAAATTATCCAGTGCCTCTACTTCTTCACTAGCATATTGAGGTACTGAATTCTCTTCAATTACTGATTGAAAATAGTCAACGAGCTCCTCAGGAGTAGAAGGAATTTCCTCTTCTTCATCGAGATCCCAGCCCATTTTTTCTGCCATTACTCCAAAGAATGCACTTACTGCATTAGTGTCATCATCAGTTTCTTCAGTCTTTGTACTTCCTTCGTCTTCTCTAGTTGAATAATCATCTTCTTCAACTTCTTTATCCTTCCCGGTTTTCTTTTTAACAGGCGTGTCCTACTCTTCATCCTCTTTAGCCGAATTATCATCTTTCTTGTCCTTTTTAGGATTACGCAATCCTTCTAGTTCTTCGTCAGTTAACTCTTCTGTTACAACATCTTCATCTACCTTAGTATCATTTACCTCGGCATCTTCACCAGGTTGCTTGATTTCTGTCTTAGTAAATACATTAGCTCCTGGCATGAAATCTTCAAATATTTCAAAACCGTTTAATGTTTCTTTTTCCATAATTATATATAATTAGATTTATTTATTATTTAAAATGCATTGACAGAAATATTTCAATTCTTCAATACTCTTATCACTTTTCATAATATTCACATACGCACACACCAATTGAATATTATCTTTTGTATATCCTTTGTTACTATCTATTCTATCAATAGAAATATTGGTAGAATGTTTTCCTTTACCTACAATAGTACTCATCTATAAATTAGTTAGTGCGCAAAGCCCAGATTGTTTATTATAGAGATCTATAAGAAATTCTAAGTCTATATCGAATTGTAAGTTACGTCTATTTTTAGTTTTACGAACTCTAGTTTTACAACCGTTTAATAAAGATCCTAAGTAAATATTTATATCTACATTTTTGCTATTGATTCGCGTAGCTTTCTTATGATCGGCTACACATTTTTTACACTAAGTAGATCTACCTAATCTGGCTGTATTCTATGAATTTAATTGAAATTGATCAATATCCTTGTATAAACCGCAAGTTCTACATATCAATTGACCGCTTTCATTAAATCTGGTCAGAGTCCTATTACTTGGAGTATGCTTACTACATTCGATACAAATACCTTTAAACCCACATATTGCCTATTTATTATGATGAAAATTATCAGCGCTCATTACTTTATACTACTGACACTTATTACATAATTTATAAGTTACATCATCTATCACCTAGAATATCTGTTTTCCTAACTTTCTATTGTAAGTTTTCATTTCTTTCTCTTCTTAGCCCATTTGCGAGCATTAATAGCAAAGGTAGCCCTTTTTCTAGTTAAAGGATTTTTGCTATGTTTTAATTGCTCAAAAGACTTACCAGTCTTTTTAGAGGTTGCTGTTAGTTTACCTCTATTCTTTTTCTTGATATGTATGCCACCATCCTTATACTTAGGAATTGGATATTCTGGCATTATCAGCGCCATGTCTATTTGATATGAATTATCCATTATACTATAGTGTTATTATCATTATTATTTACTATAGGAATCATCTAAAAGTCCTTATTGAATAACTTAGGGCTTCTATAAAGATTGAAGATTGCTTTAATGTTGTTAAAGCTTTCTCTAAGAGCATCAATTATCTCCTTCTTCAAATTCTTATAGCTACCTGTGTAGTTTCCTCTATTTAGCTTACCTTTCTGATCCAAGTAATTCCTAAACTGATTCATGTAACTCTTGATTTCAGTACCCTGCAATATATTATTATACATATCTCTGGTCATATTAGGATACATAGTTTTAGCCTAATTGAATGGGACAAATTTGCTCTTATCTCCAAGTTTTCTTAAGAACTCATTATTCATACCAGTTGCACCATCTACCAAGTGACCCATTTCATGAAGCACTACACTATTTGGAATATCTTCTGGTACTTTGATCATGTCTCTATTGAAATATATTGTATTTCCTTCTGAAGGAGTAACTTGTGCTCCAATAGTGGGTCTCTCCATCTTTTTATACTTCGGTTCAGGAAGTTGGAAATACTCATCAATATCAACATATTTCTCTAACATGCTGTCATATACTTTCAGATAATCTGTACCATACTGATGATCCACAGCTTTTGCTCTTTCTCTAGCATATGGTTCCTGCATTAAATCGTATGTTCTATTACGTTGATCATTTATCTCTTCAACCAGGCTTAATGGCATGTCTGAATAACTTTTCTGCTCATGTAGAGCCTTATCTATAACATTCTATTTATAGTTAGGATCCACTTTAGGAATATAAGTACTCTTAGGTTTACTAATTTTCTTAGAAGATTTAACAGCAACTCCCCCAAATCTAGGCATAAAAGGAACTAGACCTAAAGCGGCTAATCCTGCATTTCCCCAATCTTTATTTCTTAAAGCTTCATAAGTATCATATATAGATATGGCATCACCAATAGGAGTTACATTTGCAGCGTCTTCAAGATCTACCATCGGTTTCAAACCTCTAATGAACGGTTTACCAGTAAATCTATCAATCTCATCACTGCTATTGTCATAATAATCAGCCAACTGATCTTCCGTATACTTACGACCGTATCTATCTTTATATAATTTACCTTTATACAGTTGAGGCTATTCAGGAATTATTGGTTTATTATTGGGTGGTATTTCACCACCATCTGCGTACTTATAGATAGGATTCTCATTACCTTCCCATGTAGTAGTATACATAGTGCCGTTTTTAATCTATGGATAATAACCTAATTTGGCATCTTCTTGTAATCCTATCAGAAATGTAGGATGCCATGGCTTCTTAAGTATTTCTCCAGTTTCACTATCTCTAGTAGGTAGGTGATAAGACTTATCATCTTCATTCCATTCCGGTTCATATCCAAGCTCATAAGCTCTACGTAGATTATAATTACTCTCGTCCTATAAATTACTTGGTAATGAATTTTTCCAATCAAGGTAAGTTTTACCGGGATTCTACTCCCGGTACTACTTTAACTATTGCATTCTCTATTTAAATGCTTGTCTATCCATAATCTTATTTCTTTACAGGTTTCTTTCCGCCTTTCTTACTTCCACATGCCATAATGTTTCCTCCTAGTTAAATATGTTAAATCATTTTCGTTAGTATACGCTTCTTTCTCAAAACTTATATTTCTATAAGCATTTCCTTTCATAAATAACCTTACTACCCATTCTCCAAAGTATAACAAATAGAATGGTAAGTAAAGAAGTTCCTTCATTTGAGAAGTATGTATCTTCTCATGGTTAATATCCTTATCGGACATTTTCATACCATTACGTACAAAACACAACCCAAATAGATTAATTGCTTTGAAACCTTTAAAAGGTATGATGTTATTATATATTAATTTCATTACTTCTCTCCTGTTACTCTATTCTTCAACGCTGTTTTAGCTTTCAATTTCTCACGTTCCATTGCAGCATCGTCTTTCATCTTCTATAATTCTTTTTGAGATTCTAATTTTTGTTTTTCTAGAGCTACTTTCTTCTCCTCTATCTCTCTCTTCAACTATTGTTCTCTTACCTTATTGTTGAATTCAAATTGTTTAGAAGCTTCATCAGATGCTTGCTTTCTTTCTGCTAATGCCTGAGCTGCAATTTCCATAGTATCTGGTATTCCATTTCCATTCTGGTCCATATTCTCTGCACCTCTATAAGCGTTCAATTGAGCTACAGTAATCTTAGTTGCATTGTTAGAATCAATTTCATATTTCTTGAGATCCATTTCAGCTTCTTTAAGCATAAGTTCTTCTTCTTTAACCTCATTCTGCATCTGCAACATCTATTGTTCACGTTCGGCTTGCGCTTGTTCCATAGCTTGCTGTTGTTCCATTCTCTTCTGTTCAATTTCTTCAAGCTTATTTTTGATCATAGCCACATTATCCATAGTAATGATCTCTGTGATATCAAGTAAGCTAGCTCCATTTTGCATAGCTGGTTGCATGAGGTTCTTAAGTGCGTCTATTTGTTGTTGATTTTTAGTAGTATCTTCAACAAATACATCATAATCTTCATAGAAGAAGCTGTCTGACAATGTTATAAAGGCCCTGGCGGCATCATCTAATATGTACTGTAGATTTGTCTTATTATCTTTCCAAGCCCACTTAGAAGTGTTTAAAAGCATACTAATGGCTTCTCTCTTTACTTGATTATGAGTCCAGAACCATGGTTCAGTAATATGAGCAGACTATACTACAGATCTTTCTACATTGCCTACCAATTCATTAGAGGATATACTACCTTCCCTTTGCTTACTTACTCCAGATATTTCAGATAACATAGATTCTATCTTATCCATTAACATAATATACTAATTAATAGTATTAGCCATAGTAAGATCCAATGCTGTAATCTGATTAAATTGTGCAGGCTTACCGCCTTCTCTACCGGGTATGTCCCAACCCTCTTCATACGGGTTAATAAAATTGACCCCTAGAGCTGACAAATAATGCATCCATTTGGATACATCTATATTCATAGACTTAGGTATCTGAGTAATATCCATATTCACTACTTTACCTTTATCTCTAGCCATCGCTAATTCTAGACGGTACCATAGTACAATATACATATACTGTAATGGCTTCATCATACTTACTAAAGATCTAGGTTTACTATTAGTATTATTATATATTACTCCAGTATATGGCAATCTCTAAGCATTGGGATTATCAGCAGATACGAATTGGTACTCTATAGGTTGCATACCGAAGTATAGATCTTCTCCAGCTCTATATCCTTCATATGTCTCTATAATCCATTTCCATTCTACATTTAACTCCATACCAGTAACGTTGTAAGTCTCATCTACTACATATTCTACAGGCTCTCCAGTTTCTGGATCAGTTATAGTAACGAAACCTATTTTCTTAAAACCTTGCCAACATGTATGCCATACGCTTATGTTACTCCCGTCCTCAAAAGGATTAGTACTAAAACCATTAATGGTGTGGGTTTTAATATGAGGATAATCTAATGAAGTTTTACGTACCTCAGGATTAACTCCTCCTTTTGCTGAGTCACTCATGAGATCTAGAAGCTCGTTTAATTGTTTTTCAGACAATTTATCATAATATCTATCGTATATGTCAGTAACAGATAGTTTCATTTCATAGACACACCACTGTGCATCATGAATAAATTCTAGATCTGATGTTTCAGTATCATAATCAAAATACAGAGGATTGATTCGTTCTAAACAAGGTTCTCCATTTAATATACCTACATAATAGATTTCTTCTCCTCCTATTAAGGCATCTTTCCAACCTTTGAAGAACTCATGAGTAATATTTAACTTATTCTTTAAATAATTTAGACTATGGTATGCAGTTATTTCGGCAATATCCTTATAGTCTTTACTCATATACTTTTGTATCTATTCTGGAGGCATAATCTCTCCAGACTCTAAAGCTTGTTGATATCTAGCTTGTTCTTCTGGCCCCAGTTTACTCATAATAGTAGCCTGAATATAGTCTATCAACATTTGTTTAGCTTTATCTTGCATTTCACTAGTAGCTATTTCACTAGTACGAACTACTTTGAAATTAAATGGTCTTTTAGTCTCTTCTCCAAGTAACAGGTCTATCTTGGGTTTGATTATATTATAATCCTAAGCCATAGCTGGAAACCCGTCCTATTGTTTAAATGGGTTTGTAACATACTTTAAATCTTTTTCATTGTATATACTATTATACAAATCATAGTATGTCTACATCTCTTCTTTACGAGTTCTATTGTTACCATTTCTAGAACCACCTTGACTTTTACCAATTATATAGTCTACACAACTTTTCTTCCAGTCTTCTGTCTTTTTAGACATAGGTAGTTTCTATAGTGGAAATTGATTGATATTTTTCATAGTTAAAACATATATGCTTTTATATTATCAATAGTATCGTCGTCACGATACCATTCTTGAGTAAAAATAGGGCCTTCAAATAGTACTCTATTTTTATTCTCTTTTTTCTTCTCTTTAACCTTCACATTATAGAGCTACTCTCTATAAATCATCACCTGCATCAACGCCATGACTCTATCAAAGTTTCCTGTATCATTATAGCTTATAAGCTCTTCTAATAGCGGCTCTGACAATATGTTGTGCAGGTTCTTTTTACCAGGAGCCTATTCTTCATTTAACCAGTCCTTAATCAAGCCTTCTCCCCATTGTTTGATCTATTTATTCATGTGGCAACCTTTTTTTCTTTGTACTTTGGAATTACCAACTACATCGGAAATAATATCGGGTTGGTCAGCCAGCAAATAGTCGCAATGCTTAGCAGTAAAATAAGGGAACAAGCCTTTGCGCTCATTCTCGTACATGATTCTGCCATTATAGTATACGGCTAACTTGCGTAAATTTTCATAATACTCTTCAGCTGTAGATGGTCTACCAGTATATTCAGCAACTATAATATCGTAATAGTTCTCGAAACTCTAGAAACGTTTGTATACAAAAGTAGAACCTAGTGAATTAGTACCAGACTAGTCGTGGTCATATGGATCGACTCCTAATATGTATAAGCCCTACGGAGCGTCCTTTACAGGATGTTCCCATATAACAATAGAACCGGTTGGATCATCGTCCTTCTTTAAAGGATAATGAGTTATGTCTCCATGTTTTTTAATAACCCATTTTAAAGTGCCATCTTTTTCCCAAACTAAATCACCAACCTGTTTGTGATTACTTAGACTTTTATTAGTCCTTATTCTAGCTAGTTGTTCTTGTAGTTCTTTTTTAGGGAATATATTACCATTAAATTCAAGCATTGCTTCTGCTGGAGTTATTGGTCGTTCTGCAACATATCTATCAATAGCTGTAGAATTTGTAGCATTTTCTATTACTTTTTTTCTTTCATCTAATATGTACTATAGGGCTGGTTTATATAAAGTATTTCCATCTTCGTCCATATATAAACGATTACCGCTTTTATCTCTTAAATCCATATTAGTATATTGTGGGACAAAGAATCCACACTATTTACTAGTAGCAGTTTCATCCCATATATTATCGAATCCTATACAGTTATAGCCTTCTGGATTATAGAACATGTCCTTTAGTGTTGAGAATTTGCTATCTTCATCACCACCAGTACCCCATATAAGCATAGATGCAAATGCTACACCATCTACTTCAACAGAAGGTCTTGCAATTTGCCAAGCTGCAGATAGCTCGCTCATACTACCACCTTCTTCAAATAGTATTAAGTTTGCTTTCTTACCACGAATCGAACTAGGATTATCCTTTAAAGTAACTCCAATTATTTCTGATTTATATCCTAATTCTACTACATTACCATATTCGTCTTTACTAAAAAATCCAGCACGTTTGCGCATCTATGTGTTAACCGACCTCTTCTTACCCCATGCAGTATTCTTATCTATAAAGTCCATATAGTCCCATGCCTTAGTAAGAATACCATCTTCTGTTAAGTATTGCTTATTAGCAGCATATACAAATGATTTTGAGTTAGGTACTAAATAGTAATTACGACATAACATTGCACCACCTTTATAACTAAAACCTTTTCTACGTGATTTTAGTACACACATGTGTTTTCCTTGGTCTTCTGCATCATTAAATGCAGTAAAAAAGTAGTAATCATAATCCCAAAAGTCTGGAAATGTTACTTTATTCTTTCGTTTTACAGTATAACTACCATCGCTATTAAGTATTGTTTCATTTACAATTCTTGATATAGGACAAAAGTTTAAATAAAAATAGTTATACCCGCTGATGAAATCACCATCATCAGAAGTATAACCGTCGATACATCTACGTTTTTGCTCATCCCAATATTGGAAATATTCTGTTGTTCCAATCGGATATGAACAATAATGCCCTGTAGCTATAAACTACAAGGCTGGTTCTCTAAACTTATCGCTATTTTTTATCTATTTGTTGAAATCTACCATATTATTTCTTCTTAAGTTGCGGGAGTTGGACTTGAACCAATGACCTTTAGGTTATGAGCCTAACGAGCTACCAACTGCTCCATCCCACAGTACTACAGTTTATACAAGAACTCTGTCAAACTTGCCTACTTACGATTAGGTCCATCATGAGCTGTGTTAACTATGAGATTCCTTACATAGCTAGTGACTTAGGAAGTTACGTTGTATGCGCGCCATACTTCAATTAGTTTATAACTCTATATCTTTTAGGATAAGTTTTATATAAAGTATGTTCTTTGTGTATTATATAGTGTATTGTGCCTTTGCTTGTTATATGATATTTAATCATTATATCAGAATAACTAAGTCCATTTTCATAATCTTTTCTAATGCTTTCTACAATCTCTTTAGAATATTTTCTTTTTATTTGACCACAATTAATAGAGATTAATTCTTTTGGAATATCATTTTTGTTGTCTATAATAGTTCCAATATCTATGTTATCATGAGAATTATCGTATCTATCTCCGTTTAAGTGTCTTACTACAATACCTTTTTCATAAATTTTATCGCCAAACTTTTGATATGCTTGTAATCTATGTATCATACAATGGATCTTTTTGTTTTCACTTCTAGGTCCTATTCTAATATCAAAATTGTAATAATCTCTTTTATGATCTTTAATTCTACCCTTAACTTGCACTCCATTTCTGTTTAAAAGAATTCCTTCTTTCGTAACAGTGTAACCCTTAATAAGGGCTAATTCTTCTGGTTTTATCATACTTCTTATAATTTTTAATTGGTCGGCGTAGTAGGAGTCAAACCCACCCGGTCGGCTTCAGAGGCCACACGGTTTTAGAGACCGTCCATGCAATCGTACATCATACGCCGAAATATGCCAGGGAATATTTAATGTCTGTCCCTGTCAGACTTTTAAATATCAAAACCAAGAGAACAGTCTCTTATACCAAGGTTTTCTTTGACCAAGTTTATGTAAAACTGCATATGCTTCTTCCATCTGCTGCCATACTTCTTCTTGGGTTTTATTCATATCAATTACAATATTTACTTGCTTTTTCATCTTATTCAAAATTATATTATTATAAACGTATTGTTTAATTTTGGTTGTCTTTAACTGTATTATCCTGCCAACTCATAAGGATTAACCTTGGCATCTCCCTTTACTTTACCCATAGTTAATTCCTCAGCTTGAACCATAGATTTTAATGCTTCTATACTCTTAATAGTATTAGCTGTAGAACCCATTCCAGCTAGTAGATCTTTGATCTTCTTCTCATCCAAACAATCATCTAATGACTCTTCATACCACTTAGTAACTGAGTCTAATTTGTTCATTTGAGCATCTAGCATCTTTAGTATTCTAGTATTTTGCCAATCTATGTACTCTTGTTCAGCTACCTTTTCTTCCTCAGTAAGTTCATAGCTTGGATCTTCAAATACTTGTTCTTTGAGCCTTATTTCTCTAGTATGAGCATCCATACTCTTCTTATATGGACTACTCCATTTGTGCATAAGTACTATATAAGTAATAACAAGCTCTTGATGAACTTTGTCTTCCGAAGTATCATGTTCGTATAGTCTTTTGAATGCTGGTATGAAATACAGATCTGGGTGTATTACAACCTTACCTCCTACTATATCAACGAGATTCATTTGACTTATACTTATTTAATTCAAATTCGTACCATTCTCCTAAGTCGTGTATGGCTGCCGGATCTGATATTACAATGGCCTTTACAACATTCTTACCATTATTCCAGCATACACAAACAAGAGCGAATTCTCCTTTTTTAATGTCTATTACTTCATCCGAAGTAATTACTTGCCCGTCTGTTTCAGCTTTGTATATATGGCAATCAATGTTGGCTAACATTGGAGTAATAGCATTTAGATCAGTGTTAAAACTAATAGCTTCTCCATATCTATTTACTAGTATCTTTTCCATTATACTGCTCCTACAGGTTCACAATCACAACAACATTTCTCATTCATTGCTACTTCTCTCGCTTTTCTATCAGCTTCCAGTCTCTCAATTCTTCTACGATAATAGTCTTTCAATTCTGGATTATCTATCACTATAAACTCTTTATCGTCATAGTCACCAGTAGTACTATACATCTTAAGTATCATGTCATACTGTTTTACTTCAATAGATTTCTTATTACCATTCTTATCAGTTATCTCTAAGAGACCATCTTCTGGCATAATATAACGATAGTCAATATCACTGAAGTAACCAACAGACTCGAACTCTTCTTTCTCAAAATCTACTTTGTAGATATTAGCATTATTTACTTTTGCACAATATTTTACCATAGTCAATCAATTCTATAACCTAAATATTTTTCTTTATTTAATCTCTGTATTATCGCTAACGCTCTCCTCAGTGATACATTCGGATTCGTGTAGTTTTTCAGGGTCTGATACTTCTGCACTATCTGTTGGAAGTTCTGTAATTCCTGTTCCAGACTCTCTGGTGTTATATTTTTCTTCATATTTCTCAGTTAAACGCTTACACATTAGATCTAATTGTTCTGCTCTATCCATAGCATCAATCTCTCCTTTACCTTCTTGCACCATTAAGGTAGTAAGTTCATCAATAGTATCGTTAGTGAAGTCTTCATAAGTAATAATACCATTTTCGATAACTTTATCTACGGTTTTATATAAAGCCTTCATCCCTTTAGTAAAGTTAACTTGGTCAACATTACTCTTCTCGATGTTCCACATCGCCTTGCTTTCTTCTATTGTCATATTTTTTATTTATTAAGGAAGTGTTATGTCAAATTCTGTTTTGCTTTAATTACACTTTTACTAACACAACCAGCTATCCATCCTACTAAGTAAGCATAACCCTCATTACCATCTTTAAAGTCTTCTGTATACATTCCTAATTCCTGATACATATAATCTGCCGCATGTACTGCTTCGTGTGATATATCAGATTGAGTCATTTCGTCTAAATCAGGTACCTGAATTAATACCCCATATTTACCATCTTCTTTGTTTATTACAGAACGAGTTACCATTGCGTAATCTTTCTTTTGAAAGTCTTCTCTAGCCTCATCATCAGTAAATTCAACTTTACTATCTGTACTTAATATTCTAAAATATTTATGTAAATCCTCAACTTCTACTGCTACATATAGTCTTCTTGGATATATCTGAGGATCGTACATGTCTATTTTTGGCGTCTTCTTCATACTTTTTCTTTATTTTGAATTTACCTAAGTAAGCAAACATTACAGGTTTAGGGTCTAGGTCTGTTATAACCTGATTAGTAAATTTAAACGGACTGTTACATATTACTTCAATAACTTGATATGGAATATTATACTTATTGCTTAATTTAGTATATATACTCGTCTAATTTCTCATTCCATTCTACTTTCTTATAATATCTACACGTAGCTAATGTGATAGGTCCTGATAATGTATTAGGTCTTACTAGGTTTATCAGGGATGATATATCTACCCAATCGCTACTATATAAAGTGTCCTTAGCAAGTACGCTTATTTTAGATTGCTCTTGTTTGTTATACCTACGTATAGGTTCATATATTTCTATATCTTTCATATCATCTGAAGTAAGCAACTCCGTTCGATTAGGTACTATAGTAAACATGTTAAACGGTAACTGTCTACCCCTAACCTTACTCCATAGTTTCTTGATATACGGATACTTCTTCCATGCTATTATTGTTCCTGCTTCAAGCAGGAATGATCTCATTTTCATCTTTATTTAATCTTAATATGATTGTAATTTGTACTCTATCACCGATTATTTCAGGTATTAATACTTTATTTACCTTCACTTCATCTTCTATTTCACCTTTTACTAGTATACCCTAACTCTTGAATTTAGCTATGTATCTACTCAGATTATCAGGAGTGATACCTAAAGTACGCTTAATGTACTTCCTATTTTCAGCACTTATTACATTCTTACTAATATTAGGGAGTTTAGGAGTATTAATGTCTAAGTCTATAAACGTAGCTAATAATTCTAACTCCCTATTAGTAAGGTCTAATATACCATTAAGGCTTTTTAAGAATTCTTTATACAAATCGGTTTTAGATACTTTCTTAACCAATTTATTCATTCGTCAATTCCTCTTTAATCTTATTTAATACCTTAGTAAGGTTAAAATAAACTGTTTCAGCTTCTACTTTAACACACGGTTGAACTTTACCTTCTTTATACTTCTGTGTTACTTCTTTGTAATCATCTTCGTATTGTTTAAGTAAAGAATCAATGAATTCAACAGTAGTGTTGATCTTATCATTTTCAGGTTCAGCATTAGCTACCAGCAAACCTTCCAAACGCAGATCTTCAACAGTACGTTCATCAATCATTGCGGATCTAAAACTATTACCCTCCTCTACATCCATAGTAAAGGCATCAATATCTTCATTCCAAGTAAGTACATCGTTTGCTTTGAAAAAGCCGAAATCTTTCTTAAATGTATATTCCATATTATTTCTTATTTTTATCATTAAGTCCCCATATGGCTAACCATATCATGGAAAAGCAGAGACCCATTACTATTAATTTTTCCATATGCCTATAAAACGTTAGTTGTGAATAATTGTTAATAGCTTTTAACATTTGTTAACAATTAATTAATATATAAAAAGAAAGCCCGACCTAAGTCGAGCTCCCTTCTATTATGCAAAACTTAATTTATATTACTTAACAGCAATAATGTCATAAGGTTTCACTAATTGGGTATCTTTTACCAGATCAAAATACATTGCAAACTTCTTATTATAAGCAACTGTATCACCAACCTTAAATTTAACATCTGTTAAGTGTGAAGGAATCTGTAGTACAATACCTGTAGCCCAATCAGATTCTACTTCCTTAGTCTCAGTCTTAGTATCATACTCATTAAATCCATTCTCATCTACTTTACCATTAGGTATTTGTTCTGTAAACTCTTTAGTAACCATGGTAGGTGGAAGAGGTTTAATTAAAACATCTTTCAACATTCCCCATCCTATTCCATTAACTACTGTTTCTAGTACTTTATCTTCCATATTCTTTTTACTTAGTTTCTAACTATAACGTATTATTTCTTATTTGGTTCTGCTTCTACTATAATATTTCCTCCATTTGAAGTACAATATGTTACAGCTCTCTGTGGGCATTGTTTACCCATAAAGCAACAACCATCACAGGTACCTAGAGGAGAACTCTCTATATGGTATCTTTTACCTTGAATTTCTACTACTTCTCTATTCTTGATTATCTCTGCTAATTCTGGATCGTATAGTGTCATACCTAATTGTGTATTAATGTTAAATAAGTAATTTCTAGCTTCTTCTACTTGTTTTCTAGTCACTTTTGTATTCATTCTGTTGTTTTACCTTTTCCATGTTTGTCTAACCAAAGTAAAGCTATGGCATTCCATGCTACTTGTGCTAGATGTTGACAACCGGTATCTTCATCTATTTTAGTACCTTTTTCATATTCTACCAGGTGTCTAAGTAAAGCAGCTTTGTAACGTTGGTAACCATTATCTAAATTCTGCCAACTATTATCAGAGTATTTCTTAGCACCTTCAGTATATACTTTAACTATATCTTCTATCTCTTCTAACGGTAGTAGATCCCATCTTAATTTACCGTCCTTAAAGTCATTCTTTAATCCTTCTGTCATAGTATGTATTATCTAAAGTAAGGGTATTATATCTGTTAAAATAAGTATTATATTACTACTTACTTAAGAGTATACTATACTTAGTCTATCTGCATATACCCCCTTACCCCCATAATAACGCTCATATACTAGGTTTGGTTCCCTTTTCTTTAACATTTATTAACAACATTTAGGGCTATTTAACTACAGAAATTTAACACTATTTAACAAAAAAATATATAAAATTTTTTGGTGATAAAAAATTTGGGGAGAGGTTGTGCGTGTGATAACCTGCACCCAAATCACTCCCCGATATATGGATACGGAGGAGATACCCCCACACGTGCCACGTTGGTACGACTGTGTTTCCGGTATCTAAAATATCAAAAATGAAGTGTCAAATTACATCAATGACAGAGTACGAAATTAAAGACGGTTTTAACGACGTTGAATACTGTTTTTTAATAACTGCGAATCCTATTGATACGGAAAGTAATGCAATGAGTGAAGAGGAATTAAACCGTTTAATCATGGAAGGCGGAGATATTAGCGAAATAGCTAATAAATCTAATATATCGCCTTTTAGAACTATTTTGTTCCCAAACACTTCGCAAATTTGCGACGTTTTTCTGTCTTTATTGGACAAAAACGAAGAACTGGAAAAGAAAGGAAAAAAACCTATTTTTCCTACTATTAATCTTAATAGGTTTGAGCAAGAAACACCCGAACCGTATTTTAGACGTTATACAAAAGACGGAGACGGAGTTAAGGAGGGCGATTGGATAATAGCGCAAGCAGGTGACGAAACACTTCCTAATGACCCTATGAAACGCAAAGTATTTCGCTCTATTTGGGTAACGTCTATTTGTAAAACAGATGCAAACGGGGTGGACACGCCTACGGAAAATGTAGTACGCAAAGCCGCTAGAGCTTATACAAACGGGCTAGAAACTCAAGCAGGTAGCGGTAAAATGATTGTACCGTGTGCAATGCAATTAAAGCTAGAGGCAAAGAAATCAGTTGCAAATGTGCCTAAAGAAAATGACCAAATTGGCGGAGATGAATTGCTAACTAATGAGTTCGAAGGAGAACAAACACAACCACGCCATGGACGTCGTTAAGGATATGAGGGAGAAATCCCTCATTCCGACCTTAACATTGGAAGCAATAGATTAAGATAGTCGAATTTCAATAATTATATGTCTAACCAAATAGTTGTAAGCGTATATACTTTAAACTTACAAGTTATGCATCTATAATTTAAAAACACCACACGTCTGTGAAAATCAGTGTAAGTTGTGGCGTGGGATTGAGCAAGCCCACCGAAGTGAAGAACGTTCAATATTATAGTCCTAAGCAAGACTTTAAAAGGCTTAATTTGCATTTCATTTGAAACTCCATACTGGCAGGCTAGTCCGCGCCCTAAAAGGACATCGTGGCAATATTATGTATGCGCAGATAAATACATAATTACGAGCCGAACCGAGCTCACGTCATGTACTATCTGCGTAGTTGCTTAATAAAGCATGATAAGTAATAATATTAATCAATAATTTATTATAAGATGAATAGAATTATACTCTATGTTGGCATGGTTTATAACTTTTTCTGTGCCGGGATTACTGCAAATTTAATTGCAGATAGTCACAAACTCGGAACTTTCGGTAAATATTTACTGATCTTCTCGTTAATGATATCCATCTGGTATATCATACTAATATTAATGAAAAATGCAGACAAATGTAATTAGCAGTTTAGAAAGACTGCTAACTTTAATGCAACCAATAAAGGCCGTGACAAGTCGGTGGACAATGCAGAGTCAAAGTAATTAATTATTATTTATCTTTAGTTTATATGCACAGTAAATTATTGATATCTAATAGTTAAATAATCCACTAGGTATTAACATTAATACACAGAGATAACTCTATAATGTGCTTGACAGTCTGATACTAACTGAACAATAAGTATCATTTAAAGTAAGAGAAAATGAGATCTTCAAGTAAGATATTCAATATGTCTTATATACCTAATCCTAGATAGCTCTTAGCATAGCTTATAATAACTTTTTCAAATGAGATATCTAATATATCTTATATCTAGTTATTATATTAATGCGCTTACTTTATTTTATTTGATTACCAACTAAAAATTATATAGGGATGTCACGTATTCCAGCTACTACATGTAAAATCCGTGCTAATAAGGTATTGTAGTAGTATTCTCTATCAATAAATACAACCTCATCGTGGTGATAGAGTCTAGTAACATGTTAAAAAACAAACCTTCCTAGTTTGCATGTGAAGCTAATGTATTTAAATTATTTAAGAGTATTAATTAATAATCAAAGTATATATGAAGAAAAAAAACAATTTAAGACATCGTATAGTAATTAACATGCCTTATCCTCTATTAGAAACATTAATTAGGAATAGAGCATTATCCCTTTATATTTCTAATCTAATATCTGATAGAAAAATTAACACACGCTACGAAAACAACATAACTGAGTTCTTTAGTATTAAACCAATAAGTAGAATACTAATATGTTCATTTTCTTGGAATAATACTAAAGAAGGTTACGTATTTTGGGCCGATATCTATAATGAACTCTGTGATAAATGTGGTTCGTAATAATAACTATTGCAGCTACCATTGTAGTAGTGATAGCTGTAGTGTATGAATGTATTATGTTATGGAAAGAAATAAATAAATAATATGGTAGTACGCGTAAAAAGTCACTTTGATATTCTTAACAGAATAAGTAAATTATTAATAGTATCTATAACTATTATAATTATTTGTTATATGTTTAAAGAATATGTTCCTAAAGATCCATATAACTTTGTGGATTTGCAAATACGGTATAAACATTATATAGTCTCAGATAAATTTCAAGAAAGTGAAACTGACTATGTATTTCGTTTAGTAAATCCAGTTACTGATCAAGAATATAAAGTATACGTTACAGATTACTTATATATGAATGTATACTTTGTTGGTGATACAATTAAATAATCCTTAAAACTTTTTTGTTATGCAAAGAGAAGATATCAAATCGTACAAAGATGCATGTAAATGTATTAGTCGCAGGCCAAGACAGTATAAAGACATTCATATAAACACGTATGAACAGCTTACTACTATTATCGCAGCTCTGAACTTCATTGCTAACGGCAATAAACCATGGTATCATGAGGTATACAAAGGTATCAAACACTGGTATGTATGGTACTGCAGTAGCGCTGGTCATGGTGCGCGTTCCGGTTTGCTCTATGTGGATTCTAACGATACGCTTGGCTCTGCTTATGCCGATGTCGGTGTTCAATTACGGCTAAAAGAACGTGATGACGCAGAATATCTGAGAACTAACTTTACTGACCTATTATATGACTGGTTCAGAAAGTAATTATATTATTAACTATTAAAACATTATCAAAATGAAAAAGAAAAGTTTTATTGTACATGACAAAGAGACAGGAGAAGAAATTCTCATTGCTAGTGACGGATTTTGTTATGCAGAAGTATGTGACGGAAATACTGAAATAGGTGCTTCAGACAGAATATTTGTAGTAACCGAAAGTATTCAAGTTGTTCAATCATTGTACGAAGAAACGGAGGGATAAATGGAAGATAATCAATATCCGGTATTAAGAAAATCATCAAAGGGATTTTGGTGGTTATTAGTAGCTATTGCAGCTGTAATCGCTACTGGAGTAATAGTGTTTATGTGTCATGAACCTATTGCTAAAATTGTTACGTCAGAAGACGAATCAGTTTGCATTGATACTACTAAAGCAGTAGAACCTGTATTAACTATACAGGAAGTTCTTAAATTTAGAGAAGACGTAAAAGAGGGAATGCGCATTGATAGTATATTTTTAGCAATGCCAGATGCAATCTTAATTGATATTTTGATGACTCATGGTACATCATTGTCTAATAGAGACATAGTTACCATATATGAATCAAACAAATCTCATTTTAAAGATATACTCAAAGGCGCAGTTATTCAACGTGATATAATTACCCCAACAGATTCTGTGAAGAATCCTCGTGATTCTCTAAAGCGTTAGAGAAAGTATATGCATAATAGTATTTAACAAAGATTTATTAAGATTAATGGTTAAATGTGAATTTATAGCTAACTGGTTCGTGAGAATAGGTTAGTCTTCAGAAGATGACAAGCCTGTGGGGCGTAAGTAAGTGCATATCTATACTGTACTAAATACGATAAGATAAGTATAGAAATACTCGTATTTGTGCTTATAATCGTGCGGACGTAAAAATCAGGTGAGTTCTAAGATTTAGTTTGACAGCTATTTCTGTATGTACTCTGGAGTAATCCTAAAACATATGAGAGTCATAGAATAAAACTCTAACAAGTAATGTTAAAATTTGATTTTCTTTATTAACACAAAGCGTTAAGTGCATTTGAAATCATTTTAGTATTAGTCTCAAAGTTATGGTATTATAACTTGAATCATTCATTAACAGATGTGTTTCTTACTCTAGAATACCCTAGAGTAACGTCATTATTTTTTTATTAACTAACAATTTAAAGCCTATGTAAAATGAATAAAAACAAGAGGTATGTCACTTCTGTAACACAGCATAGTGACCAATTTCTGGCAATCCTATTAGGATTAAAAAGCATACTAGGAATGCCTATAAGCATAGCTAAACCTATAGCTAGAAGCAAACCAGGTGTAACAGTGGAGTTAAATCCACACTTTGAAATTAACTCAGAATTATCTACTGATGAAATTAAAAATCAGTTAGATGAATATGAGATAGAAATAACAATAATTAATCAATAATTATGAAAGCAGTATTAATTTTAATCAATGGTAATTACCGAAGTAATAAACATGAAGAAGATTTGATTAAAGATATCATATCTACTGTGTGTACTAATACAGATGCTGAAGGAGCAAATGCTCTTAATGTAAAGACATACGATGAAACTGATTTACTTAAGTTAATGATGCCTAATATAGATGATAACACATTTAAAGGCGTAGATACATTTAAAAACAAATTGATATCCTTCTGTAATAAGATACATGAAACAGTTGGAGATCCAATATTGTTTCATACTGATGAAGACTTTAAACTTGAGTTTATCAAGTATTTTGTAAATGACAGTACGTTTAGAACTGATCATAAAGAAGTCATAACTTACTTAGTAAAAAGAGTAGGAGTAAAAACTAACAAATCAGTTGTAATAAATGTTCTAAAAGATTTTCATCTAGAGAATATAGGTAAGTACATAAAAGAAATCAACGACGTAGTAGAACTTGTTTAATGTGGGAAAAGATAAGGAGAAAGAAGTAAAAACTAAGACGGAATACAAAAAACGTCCTAAGCATAAGAAAATGGAACCTTATAATCGTAAAAAGGCATGATTGAATTAAGTAAAGAAAAACCTTATGAAGACGCATGTAAAATACTAGGTCTTCATCCTGTAGCTAATTATAAAAGCTACAAATTAACAGATGAAACTAGGAACTTCATCAAGTTAGAAACCATTGCAAAAGCTTTAAATGAAGGCTGGAAACCTACAACAATGGATCCAAAAGAGATAAGATATTATATATGGGGCTGGAACTATATAGATAATAGAAAACCTTCCGGTTTGCTCGTTTTGATTTCTAACTTTACGCTTGGCCTTGCTCATGCCACTGTCGGCACTTCTTTAGAATTCAAAGACAAAGATACAGCAAAAGAATTTGCAAGAATATGTAAGCCTATGATTGTCAAATACTTATTTGGTCGAGATGATCATGAAAACTTCAAATTCGATTTCTAACAAATGTCCTACACGAGATAATATTATCAACTGTAGTGAATGTGATCTTGAGTGTAAACTCAGAATGGCAACGAATAACAAGCAAGAGGTTCCGCCAGAGCCTCTGCCCGCTGTTATATATTACTAATTAAATTGTTAGTATGGTGGATTCCAATCAACCCAAAAGAACTGTAAATATACCAGAACCCTAATGGAAGTTCATAAGAACTAGAGTACAATGGCTATACAACGGCAATCCTATACAGGATAGAAGAAGGATAGGGGTTATCTACAAAATAAGGTATACAAATATGTAGAACAGTTCTTTTTTTAAATTTAAACTTAGTGTTAATTAATAATAGTATCAATCTTTAAACATTATCAAAAAAATGGCAAAAGAAGAAGTAAAAGTAGCAGATGTTCTGTCTACCGAAAACATCGAGGATGTTATCAAAAATGGTGCAGTAGTAACTGCTGAAATTGCAGAAGCAGCTGCAAAGAAAGTTGCAGAAGCAAAGAAAGAGCAGTTAACGAAAGAGTTAATTTCAATTGTAAACAAGGCTGATTATACGCACAAGCGTATGGTATTGTCTATGAAAAAGACAAAGAAAGAGGCAAATATTAAAGTAGAATACTTAAAGAAGTATACTGCTCTGGTAGAAGATCTCAAATCCGGCAATGCAACTCTATCTACTACTGAGTTCCAGAAACAGGCAACAGAAGCCAAAAACATTGCAGTAAAAGCATTGCGTGAAAACGACAAATGGTATGAGGAAACCTGTGATGCACTCGACAACCAGTATCCGGAAGCAAGATACAGTTGGCGTTATGACGATGCAATCGTCGGAAGATAATAGCCACACAAGGTCCAGGAAAGATACTTGAATAATAGAGATATTAATTCTATAGAGAATCCGAAGAAAATTGAAAGCAAATGGTGAGGCCATATTACATCGGCCACTATAATAAGCAGCTTCATCCTGAATTAACAGGAAACAAACAAATGTACGATAGTGAAAACTATTCAATACTGGAGTTGGACTAGAAAACGTGCCACTGATCAAGTGCCTAAGATCGTGAGGATGTATTATAATAATTGCGCAATATATAGTATTGAATCTATACTCAAAGAGTATATTATGCAAATAGCATTCTTATGATATCAAATCGGCAAACATTATAGCAAATGTTGAGTAGTAATACTTCTGTACTAGTCTATAAATGATCAGTTATCAAAACTTATAAGTAAAATAATTTAAAAGACCAAAGGCTATGTAGGTTTGGTCGCCTACATAGCCACAATTGACTGTTAGGTCTATGAATCAGTTGTAAGACGAGGGTTTGTGAAATTCGGACCCCTTATACAGAAATGTATATTGAATAATCGGATGAATTCAAGGAAAGCTAAAAATAAAGCTCAAAACTAGCTTTATTCATGCTAATCTTGAGCTAAGTATAGAGTACACTCTATAAAAGTGCAGAGACTACTGGAGGAATATAGTTTCCTTAATAACCAGCTAGAGCGTCCGACATCTTAAGCAGTAATGACAGATGATGAAATAGTCCCTTCAGAATAGAAATATTCTGCAATACATTTACACATAAACCTTGTTTCTTCATCAGACATAGTATTCTTCATATAATTAATGCATGTAGATACAAATTGAATATTACCAGGAATATAACCTTTAGTACTATCAATTCTATCAACTGATGCACTATATATTGGATTATTATGATTTTTCTTATATGTAGGAACTAATAAAGATATTCCAGAATAAGGGCATATACCTTTTTGTTTATTCCATTGTTCTTGTAAGTCTTCTAATGTAATAGTACACTCCTTATATCGTTTTCTGCAGTTTCGTAGGCAATATGAAAATACTGCTTCTGGACGTTTTAAGCGTTTTATTTCATTTAGAGACCTTAAACGTTGTTTATTTTTTTCTGATCTAGAATATTCTAGCATTTTATTAGATGAATGAACACAATTATATTTACAAGAACAAGATCTAGAACAAAAACTATGACGTCCTAATTCTTTATTTCTTTTATACTCAGATAAAGGTTTAAGATATTCTTTACCGCATTGATCACATATAACAGTAATTAAACTTCTATGTAATTTATACTTTTGCATAGTATTAATTTTAGTTTAAACAGTTAAACGATTTATGTGGAGAAAGGTTAATAAAAATGTATAAATAAGACGACTCCCTCATACTCCACGCTCACCTAGAGCTTCAAAGCAATACTAAGGAAAAGAACTAGGGTATTTGATCGTGTTCTACCGTGCGCCAAGTTCTTAAATCTTAGAACGGTAGATTCGGGGTATTGTGGTTTTGATTGCAACAATGTGAAGTAGAATAGGTCAATAAGCAGATAACTGGCAATACAAGTTATGTAATGGATTATACACGCTTAGTAGCATGAAGTAATCTGAACGGCTAAGCTAATGTCGTAAAAAGCCCGGTTGTAACTAGCCGGTAGTTAAGTCTACTTTAAAAATTAGTGAGGTTAAGCATATCAGGCTAGATCAGACGTAAGAGCTGTAGAGGGTTCAAATCCCTCTAATGCTACAAATAAATTAAGTTTAATCAATAAATTAATTTGAAATGGGATTAATGAACTTTATTAGAGCTAATCTACCAGAATCTTGGGAGAAAGCTGCAACTGAACTGAAGATGAAGACAGAGTTAATAACTCGTCTACATGCAAATGTTCCCAGAATTTATAAGAATAAATATCATTATAAAGAGGGAATAAACTACATTCGTGGTGTATTTAGATCAACTTGTGCAATATACTATTTAGTAGATGCAACAGATATTGATTTAAATAAATGGAAGGTATTAGATGATAAAATCAAAGAATACATAGAAGCATGCAGATAAGATATTTTGCTTGGTTTGAATCCAAACATGAAAAAACAGAGTTTATCAAATTATTAAACTCTTGCCGCTCAGACATCGAGGCAATTGCCAAGATTATGAAATTATATCCTGAACTTAAACAATATGGAGTAGCAGGTGTAGTAGATAACTTTAGAAAAGAATTGAATAAACTATGAAACTAAATCATCCTGGAATTTACCGTATCATAGGAGAAGATTTTGAACTTCTTGCAAATGTTGTTGGTGAAGCTCCAATGCTACGTATACCAAATGCGTTAGTAATGAATGACCTTATTCAAAAAGGATTATTTCATGTAGTTACTGAAGAATCTTATGAGATTCAAGCAGTATTAACAGAACCTGATAAATTCATATTCTTTGAATATGAATACTCAGAGGTTTGTGATCTACCCTCTCGTCGTAAATCAACTCGAGGAGTTAAAATGCCAGACATAACCGATGAACAATTTGAGGATTTCACACAAAGATACATTGAAGATGCTCGTACTCCTGGTAAAGGAATATGGGCAACTAAAATGTATATCGTAAGTAAAACAGAATGGTCTATACCACAAGCTCACGTTATTGTGTTACAGATCATTAATAAACTAAGGAAACATGGTCGCATATAGTTTAACTAATCGAGTATATACTCCTTGGGGAATACAGTACAAGAAGTTTAATTGGAGAGAAAGCTGGAGAATTTTTCTTAACCTCAGAGATAAAGAAGTTAAGAACAAAACTTTCAGAGATACTAAACCGATTAATCATATAATATATTGGTTCGATACTAATGTATTATGTAAAATAAACTGTGAAAAAAAATCTACTTTAGACGTGAGAATAAGAATAGTTTGTGGAATGATTAATAAGATATCACCTAATACCCTATCTCCTGATTTAAAAAGAGAATTCATGGAGTGTATATGGGATTCTTATAAACAATTCTATCGAAACTATATGAATTGGTACTGTTACTGGATTGCAGGTGTACCATTCTAGAATAAAGGTATAAGTTTTTTGATCGAACTTATACCTACTAAAGCCCGTAATTATGACAGATTTAGAAAAACAACAGATTTTTGAACTGATCAAACAGGCGAAGGAAGGCAAACAATCTGCCTTTACAAGGCTTTATAATAGATTTGAAAGAACTATATATCTTACTATATACAATATAGTAAAGAATAGAGATGTAGCAGATGATTTATTATCTATTACATTTATTAAAGCCTTTAGTAAGCTAGATAGTTATGTTAACAATATTTCATTTGAAATGTGGTTAAAAACTATAGCTATAAATAGTAGTATTGATTATATCAGACGTATGAAAAAAGAAAAAGCGAACTATTGGATTGACGACGATGCCAACTCTTTGCAATTGAGTAACCAGGCCAGTTACTCTCCAGAAGACGATTATGTCTTTGCAGAGACAAGTGATGCTCTAGATAGTGCCTTGTCGCGACTTCGTTTTAAGTACAGAAATATAATTGAACTACGAACTGTTCAAGGTTTGTCTTACAAAGAAATCTCTGAACAATTGGGACTTTCTGAGTCTCAAGTAAAATCTCAGCTTAATAAAGCTAGAGATAAATTAAAACAATTGTTAAACAACAACTAAATTTACTAATTATGACAGCAGCATGGATTATTGTGTTACTTATAGTAGCATTTGTTTGTACTCGAATTTTTCGTAGTACAAAAATGTGGTGGATATTTATGTCTGCCATTATGGCTGGTCTATTAGTAGGTATGTTGAGTAAAGAAGCTGTAAAACAGTCTAAAAAGACAGGAGTAACAGCTTCTATTACTCAGCTAATTGATATTGTTGACAACGGAAATGATGCATGCACACAGTGCGTAGTAACAGTGACAGAAGGTTCTACTAGCCGTCCAGGAGCTGTGAGTTACATTGCATTATTTACTGAACCGTTTATGTCAGACATATTAGTTAGCAATAATATCACTAAGGGACGAGATTCACCTGACATAGAGGATGATAGTTGACCTCTCTAAAAACACTATTAAAATTAACTTATTTACTAACAATTTAAAGCATTATCAAAATGTCAAAACCAAAGAATAATAAAGGAGGAAATGCAGCAAAAGCTGCAACAAAAGTAAGTCTAGCTGACAAAAAATCAGCTGATGCTAAATCAGAGAACAGTAAAGCTGAGGATACTCAGCAAGTAGCTGATAATACTTCAGCAACCCAGGAGAAGAAATCTGCTCCAAAACCTGCAGCAAACTCTAAACAAGAAAAGAGTCAGGAAGTTTCTAAGAAAGAAACTAAGAAGGAGGAGAAAAAGGAAGAAAAGAAGCCTACCCGACAAACGGCTGATAAAGGAAAGAAGAGTCCAAAGATTCCTACAATAATTCCAGAAGTGGAAGAAAAAGTTGGTAAAATCCCTGCAATAGGAAATGGAATCCCTATTGGATCTAATCGCTCTTCTGCTGATGCGAAAGCAATGCTTGCGTATGTTGGTTATCAACGATTCATTAATAATGAAGAGTATAAGAACCAAAGTCCAGAATCATATGCAAATACAGCTCGATCTATCGACGCAGTATGGTTGCTTGGAATGATTGATATCAAGAATGAATTTGCAGAACGATCTGCTGCCGGTGAGTTTGTGTGTAAACTACCTGCTGAACAGATCTTCCGATTGCAGGATATTGCAGATTCTCTTGGCATTACTTTAGCTGAACCTAAAGCACTTCCGGGAAAAGAGAATGAAGGTCAATTAGCAATTGATTTCAATTCTCCAGATACTAAAATTCCTGATGAGTTGAAGGAAAACAAAGCTGAGGCTCCTACAAAACCTATTTCGCTTGATCCTAAGGACATCAATTCTCTTGAAGAATTAACTGCTGTCCTAGATCATCTTATGCGTAAAGATCGCAATATTGCAACTAATATTGTTAACACAGTTGAATGGTATCGTGTATACTGTATCAACAAAGAAGATAATGCAGAAAAGAAGATTGAACTTGACAATCGCACTGTAGCAGAGTGGATTGAAGAGATCTTCCATATTATCAACAGTGTTCCACTAATGAATGGTCTTGGACGTACAGTATATTTATATACTGCTGCACAGGGTTCTCCGGTCTCCGCTCATTCCTTACTACATAAGCATATGGCACCATGTGGCTGGAGTGAAGAACAGATTGCAAGTACTTTAAAAGTACTGTTGCAAGAAAACTTCCGTTACAAACTTAAGAGTGATGAAAATCTGAAGGCAACTGACGATAAAGCACTTCAAGCAGTAATTGGAAATGTTGGTAGAAAGTATATTGATGATTTATTCAATACTATTTCTGCCGGTGTAACATCTAAACCAGGAGATAAAGACTACAGTGAACAACAAGAAGCACTCAAACTTGCAAAAAAGCAGTTTGATCTAGTAGGTCAGAACTATTTTCCAGAAGGACAGCATCCATCTAAAGATGAAGTTCGTATGAAGATAGGCCAGATTATCAATCTGTATCGTGATCCTATGGATCGTCTTGCAGAATACGAAGAAGGCATAATTACTCCTACTACAGGAGAGTTTCCTCCAAAAGAGGATAAGGTTGAAAAAAAAAGCTAAGCTGGATCCTTAAAGTTTAGAAACAAATTATTACCTTTAGAAAGTTATTCACTAAATCATCATCAAAATGAATAGTAGAATCGTATCAGTAGTATTAATGTTCTTTGCAAGCATTTATATTGGCTGGAATTTAGTAAATACTACTGAAGTAGTACAGGCTCAGCCTGTTATTCCTTCATATTTAGAATTAATGTCTATGACACATTCTAAAACAGAAGAGAAAAAGTCCGCGGGTGTAGATACAATTAATGTATCGGTAGATATTAATACCCACGAAGTATCCGTAAATGGAACAACGGACGCAATTGTAAATGTAACAACTACAGGAGAAGTAAAACCTATAGTTAAATACAGAACCAAAGTAAAAGAAGTAAATACAGGATTTCCAAAGGTAAGTAGTATAGCTAATTTACCAGAAAACACGAAACCGCTTTCTCCTTTTACTAAAAAATAATAGTGATGAATAAGAAAAATTGCATTATGCTAAACAGTATGGCGCGTCTATCACGTATCATACGTAACATTAAAGAAGCTAGACGAAATTTAGATTTCGTAATAGATCAATCAAACTACTTTATTGTACAAGGACAGAGTACTAACTTAATCCAAGTACAAGCTAAAGCTAGTTGCGAGAATATCTTATTCGTAGAGCAGTACTTACGTTCGTCTGTAAGTGAAATTTGTGTTCGCTTGGACGGTTTTGATCCAGGACAAATGGATCCAATTGATTATATCAGTAGTAATGATATAAAAAATGGCATAGTAGATATATGCAGAGGTAAGAAAATAGTTGCAAATATTAACTTATCTTCAGGAGAGATTTTCTGTATAAAACCGGAGCAACTTAGTGT